TATGACGTTGCGCTTACTTCTATTGACGCAGGTGGAACTTCTACTACATACGCGTTTGAAGCAGGCGGTTACCAAGAAGAGATTGCCGTTCTCACGGTGTATTCTGGCTTTTTAGCCGCTGACTTAAACATAGACGGGTGTGTCACAACCGCTGACATTCTATTGTTTCTAGGTTCTTACGGGTTAAGCGAAAATGACCCTGGGTACTCTATTGTAAATGACTTTAATGCAGATGGATACATTGGCATCTCTGATCTACAACAGTTGCTGAGTTATTTCAATGACTGCTGGAATGGAACAGACCCTATTCTGATTGAAGGCACTGAACTGCTTGGAGCTAAAAAGCAACGGCTAGAAACCATGGCTAGGCTCAGCGGCGTCTCCCGCACTTATAGCCCGTACAACATTTGGACTGACTATGCATGGCCAGACCAGCAGATGAAAGCCTTTGTACAAGACCAAGTAAACGGAGACAAGATGTTTGTCTTCGTAGCTGATGAGTTTGGATGGATTCACTGGGGACAGCCCTTGAATAACGGCATAATCAACTTGCCTTCAAGGGTGCCTACCAACGCCGAGCTTGAAGCTATGACTGACCCCATTAGTATACCTACAGGACTGCGGATCTACATGAAAACAGGACTGGCTACTCAGCCCCCCGGATACAGCGCTCCAACAAACTTTTTCTGCTTGGGATGCAGCACTACTGAAATCCCTAATAACCCTACAACGGCTCTTCCAGTTTTTGAGTAATCACCATGCTACGATATTTCATCACTGCAGTTTTAATGGCTGCTTCGTTTTTTGCGCAGAGTCAAACCTCTTTTACTCCGCCTTTTCCCTTTTTGCCTCAATCGCTTACTGAATCTTTTGTACTTAGTACACCTGCTTCATTTACGTTCGCTACTCAGCAATTGAATTATGAAACAGGCCAGCAAGAGTTTGTTGTTCCAGGAACACGGCATTACGAAAGTTCTTTAGGGCCTGCAGATCTGAACATTACAGGATGGAGTCATCCAAACTTGAGGATTTGTCTTGGAGGCACACCTAACGCGCCTCAAAGACTGTTACACACCGGAACAGGCACACGAAGTATCGAAGAAGTTTATGTAGGCAAGCACCTAAGCGGAAATTCCTACAATTCTTTGACCATTTCCAATACCGATACCATCCGGATCAAGAGGCTTTACGTTCCTTTTGGATGTGAGCTTATCCACGAAGGGCCTGCACCGCTGGTTATTGAAGAGGAGTTGCACAACAACGGATACTTTAGGACAGACAACGACAACGTCATCTTTGAGCTAGACTATGTCACACACCTCCCATCCACGTTTGAAAACACAGGAACTGCTGTAGGTAGAGTGCGATATCAGACCATCCGAAACAGAGCTGTAGACTCTCACAACGGACTGGTTCTTACAGGTTACTGGACTGATCTTTTAGAAGATTTTGAAGGAGCCCAATGGGGATCTGAACTGTCAGAATACTATTTGCCTTGGATCGTCGCCTTCACAGTCCCATACTTGCCTGATAGCGTGCAAACTGCATTTACTCAGTATCAACTCAACGATGATACGTTGAACATGGCAAACGTAGTTATGGCTAGCCTGGCCAACGACAACGTACAAGTACCCGTACGGTACAGAATCTCAGGTTACCATTTAACTGGAATCCCCGTTAAAGGCGTTCGACGCGGTAAAATGACAGGCGATGTTCATCTTAAATCTGTTTGGCAACCGTTAGATAAAATGTTAGTAGAAGGCGGATCAAAAAAAATTGATGTTTGGTATGACATGGCGGGTGGGGATAACTCAGAAGATGCTTTAGCAGGTCAAACGCAAGAAAGCTTAGCTGAGTTGGGTGTTTCACAGGGTGCAATCGTTTCAGTATATCCTTCTATGGCTATGTACAATTATTTAGATTCTACACTGGGCATTACTGCGAGCGGACTTGACATTACTACAGACTCAATTTGGGGAGGATCATCTTCTATGACTTTAGATACTGCTTACTATGTAGGCAACAGCCTTCAAGCGTATTTCGATGTATTTGTAGTAAATCAGAATTCTCAAGACACAACCTTCTTTAACGGCGTTGTGCCAGTACACGACTTGCAGATTGTAGCTTCTATTAACTACTTCTTGCCTGAACTAAATGGTGGGGGCAGCTATCTTACTACAAATGCTGATCCTACCGACTCTACAAGCTATGGTAGGTGGTATCACCAAGGCGAAAACATCATCAATGGTTGGGCTCATTTTGGGATGTGGCCTAATTCGTTTTCCACGTATTTAAGCTGGGACAACCTTAACACACGTGGAGCCAGCGGAAATCGGTCTTGGGAACACCCTCAACACTTGTCTTTGGCCGATACTTCAGGCAGTCAAGACTGGATCACATTGTTTGACTACGATACAGTAAACGTAGCACCTTTGACACCGTACCCTTTGTTGAGTGAAACCACAAATCCTCTATACATCCCCTTCATAGACGATTACCCTCCGACATATCCCGACAAACCTAGAGGTGGAACCAACGTGAGCGCTCCTTTAGCAAGGTGGTCGGTACCAGATTATGATACTCCTCAACCTTTCCCATTTGGGCACTGGGAAACTATGACTGGTGGTGACCTCACTGAACGCGTTGTTGAATACGTAGGAACTCCTTGGATTAACTCTGAACAAGCGTACAACGAACAACCCTACCACAGGCCTTTCATAGATCAACCCTTGATCCCCAACCTGCCCCCAGGACAAAGTGAGCCTGGACAGCTCTTAGTCAAAGTACCTACAAGTGAGTCTTTTGTATACCATTATGCTCCTGACGGCTCTTTGTTTGAAGGCAATGCTTGGGGAGAGTGTTTAGACACAGCTTCTCAATACTACATTGACTTAGGCTTTGAAAGCGAAACAGCACTATGCTACAACTACGTAGATGGAACAACGATTCCTGAACTGGTTGGATACGGCTCTTCATCTGATGCTGACATCTTGTTTGGAGATGCTTACCTAGACAATTACGAGGACATTGTTTATTCAGCTCAAATCAGCTGCTGGGAAATGATTTCTAACCCTTTAATGGGGTACCTAGACTTGAATGCAGTCGCAGCTAATTATTTTGAAGACCACCCAGAAGCAGAACTGCTAGAATTTGCGTGGTACAACGTTTCTGGATATGACTACGATCTTGCTGCAAACTTCACCACTACAACATACCCAGAGTGGTACGGCAATTACCCCGATTACATCCCCAGCACCAAAGAGTTTTGGAGGCGCAAGTACTTCCGGTTTGGAGACGAAATCATCAGTTCAGAAATGGACTACGTCTTGAACCTGCTCTATGACATGTACAATTCCAGCGAAGCTTCAAACTTGAGCAACTTGGCTCTAGAAATAGCTGAAGACTACGCAGACGGATTCATTGATGCCAATGACGGACCTGTCTACAATTACTTGAATAGCGGAAGCATCAACCCCAACAAGTACATGCCTTTAGGTCGCTATGTGCAGCCTGGGGGAGCTTTTTGGATTCGAAACGCAACCAACTCCAGCGACTTTGTCGAGATTCTACCCTCTCACGGAGTTTATGACCATGACTTTCCTATGGAAAACCTAGGGCAAATATTTGTTGGAGACTATGGCCCCTACGGACTACTGCTCAATGACATTGAGTCGTACGGTATCGATACAGGTGGTCGCACATCTGCATCAAAGACTTTGTTTACAGACGACGCAACGTCTACCTCTGTAGTAACCTATGCTTATGAGAACGACAGTACCATGATGCCGTTTGTCTTCTTTGAGCACAAGTTTGACGACAACGCGCTAGATGGCACTCACACGGTTGGAGAAGAAGCTGCGTCCGTATTCCCAGGAGTACCCTTTTTGTACACTGATAGCGCTCAATTCAGAGCTGCACATGTCATCAAAGAATATGCGCCTCACAACCACAAGCCCATTCATGCCTTTTTCCCTCCTCCTCCAATCAATGGAGCCTGGGTAATTGAACCTTTAAAGATTCAAGCTACAGGCAGCACATTTTATGACGACTTAGGGTATCAACCGTTTCCTAGGATTGCCATTGAGCTTTATGACACCAGCGGAACCCTAAACACCATTAAGTACTTAGGTGTTGGAGACACCCTTTGGATGCGTGACAGTGAGTTTAACTTTCCACTGGAAGGATTGGTGTACATGACCAACCTGCAAGGAGACTTTAACGGTGACGGAGTTGTAGGAGCTGTTGACTTAATCAACATGCTTCAAGCCCAAGGATGTTGTGAAGGTGATGGTTGTTCCAATTTTGCAATTGGGGACATCAACAATGATGGATGCGTCAACGTAATTGACTTCATCATTTTCCTTCAGACTTACGGATACAACGTCGGAGAAAACTCTGGCGATTGGTCTGCTCCAGGCAACTTTATTGACGGAGGTGGTATGGTCATTGATCCCAATGAAGTCAGCGCGATTGAACAAGCTTTTCAAGACAAGCTCACCTTGTTTACCAACGCCGGTATTCAGTGGGATCCTAATGAATACACTTTGACTGCTTATGGTCAAGAGATGACCATCATTGACCCTACAATGACCACTCTAGCCAAAGGCAGGAACAAGCTTCAATTGCCTCGTACAGCTTTGGCGCACGATGCTGTAATGCTCATAACTACTAAAGGATTGAGCTACATTGACATTGCAGACTTGAGTAACTATGGACCTGTTACCTCTGCTTCCTATTTGGCAGGAGATGGATACGTTGCTCCAAATGGAACACGGTTGGATCTAGATGAAGGGTCTGAACTGGCTTACGTTATCTACGAACACACGAACACTTTTACTCCTAAAGTGCCTTGGATTCAATTCTACACGGACCTAGACGAGATCTACAACGGACCAAGCGAAAACACATCTCCTACCCTAGGCCAGTGTTATTACGGCGCTTACAGCAACATCAATGCTCCAGTATTGAGTTTGCATGCTACAGACAACGCCAATGTAACCGTAGGTCTAATTGATGCATTTGGTGCCGGTCCAGCTATTCATAACCTGCATCACTTTAAAGATGGCGTTTACGCTGACCCCCTATGGGATCAAGCCACAACAAGGTATCTATCCGGTGTAGCCAACCCCAGCACTGTATTTCCTCGCAAAAACATCTCTTTGGCATACATCACAAGCCAAAAGAGTTCGTCTGGGTACACAAGTCGAGGATCGGCTACAACTCAACAAAGCATTCGAAGGAAGTACATCGGAGGCATCCGGGACTATTTTGACATCTACTCAGAGACTTCTACCCCTGCAGATGTAGCCCGAAGTGATTGGGGCTATTTTAATGGAACTTTTGATTCACAACTGCATCAAGGTGTCATTACAGGTGTAGACCAGATGACTTTGCGTGAGTACTTCAGGTTTAAGCTTCACAGCGTTTCTCCCAAGTTTGGTTTGGCTGCTTCTGCTGACAGCCGTCACCACTTTGACAACTCTTTTGGACCTCAGTACAACCTAGATGCGAATGTGTCAAACACACTCACAGTAGGTCGAGAGTTTATGCCGTGTCAAATAGGAACGTATGCAGACTGGATGACGCACATCATCACTCCATTTTTTGCTGCTCATACAGGACAACGTGCTATTGCTATGATCAACAGCAGTGATGCTGCTTTCACAAGCACTCAAGATGCCATTACGTTTGCTGCAAACACCTTCTTTACCCAGTCTAATCTGTTCAGCCTGCCTGAGCAATCCTACGGACCTCTGGTCTATGACATGGACATGGATGGATATTGGACATCCACTGACCTTGAAATTCTAGAAGGGTGCTTCTTGCATTGGACTTCTTTGGGAGACGATCAGGCAAAACCTGTAGCCAACCCTGCAGCATACTATAGAGCTGGAACAGATGCTTTGCATACAGTAACCAACGTTTTGCCCAAGTACGATGCGCAGAAGGAAGAGTACCAACCCAGTCGCTTGTTCCACGAGTACTTCGACATTGATGGTGATGCTCCCTACTTTGATGAAGCCATTGCAAACTGGGCAAACTGCTTGAATCACCAAGAGTTTATCAGCTTCCGCACTCCCGGTGCTATGCGTACAGATACCAGGTTCAGTACTGGAGACTTTAAGAACATCACGTTGCCCTTTATGGACAGCAATCAGAAGATTGATACGCAGTGGCTTAATACAGCAACTGCACCCGCCAATAGTACAGGACGATACAACCCCGGACAAAGCAGCATTCCCGATGCGTTTAAGGTTGTACCCGCTCCATCCTTTTTCCCGACAACATTTGTGTCGCAATAATTAAACACCCGATCTGGCATACGCCGGACTTTATCGTCAAAAGAAGACTATGATGTGATAAAACAGTAATGGACGTAAACAGCAAAAAACTTGCAAGACAGAAAAGCATCTTGCGCAAGTGGGTAAGCAATGGCTGCAGAGGTACGCTAGAAGCCTGTACAGGTTTTGGTAAAACGTACACTGCAGTCATTGCTATTCAAAAAACAAACGAACAGTATCCTGAAAAGACTACGCTTGTCGTAGTTCCTACCAAACACCTTAAGACCCAGTGGGAAGAACAAGTCACCCAACACATGCTCTCAGGAGTCAAAGTGATGGTGGTTAATTCTGGTGTCAAACGCAAGCATACGTGTGACCTTCTCATTTTAGATGAGATCCACAACTACGCAAGTGCTGTGTTTAGCAAGGTGTTTTCAGTGATTACTTATCAGTGGGTCTTAGGACTCACCGCTACCCTTGACCGCAAGGATGGTCAAGACTATTTGATTCGGCAACATGCTCCCGTCATTGACAAGGTTTCTCTTACTGAAGCCTTGAAAGACGGATATGTGTCTGATTTCAAAACCTACAACGTGCCGTTATACATGTCTGATCAAGAGAGAGCGCAGTACAAACAATTCAGTGATGATTTCAATCACTACTTCGCCAAGTTTGGACATGATTTTAAGCACGCTATGCATTGTTTAAAGAGTGACGCTGCGCGTAGAAGCGTTGCTTCTCGATTTCATGTAACAGAGAAACAAGTTCACATTTGGGCTCTAAACTTCAATAAGAACCTTGCTATGCGAAAGAAGTTTCTGTATACTTACCCCTCTAAGATTGAGTCAGCCTCACGGATTATTCAATCCTTAGACATGAAGACAATTACTTTTAGTGAGAGTATTGACTTTGCAGAAAACTTAACTAAAGTGACCGCTCCTTGGTCTACTAGCTACAACAGTAAGATGGCCAAATACAAACGAGCACAAGCTTTACAAGACTTTCAAGACGACAAATCAGATATACGGGTAATCAACACAGCCAAAGCGTTAGACGAAGGCTTTGATGTTCCCGGAGTAGAAGTAGCATTGATCTGCAGTGGAACTGCTAGTCAACGACAGAACATACAACGTACAGGACGTGCCATACGCTTTCAAGAAGGCAAGACAGGCTACATCATCAATCTGTATGTCAAGAACACTCAAGACGAAAAGTGGCTTAGAGATCGACAGAAGTCAAGTGTTAACATCATCGGCCTTCAAGATGTCAGTGACTTGCTTTATCAAATAACAGGTACTGGCACAGACAAGGCTACAATCGATCTATTCAGATGATCATTGATTTAGAACGTTGGGTCAAGTTCTTACAAAAAACAAAGATGACCCCCAGCCAGTATGCGTTCCTGGCAATTATGTATGAAAAGAAGTTCAAGCTTATCTACTCGTTGATTGACGTAAACGGTAAAGTCTTGACCAAAGAAGAAGTCCATGATTTGATAGACCGCAACTACATCTACAACTGGAATGAGTCTGGGGTATTTGCTCTAGACCAATTTGAGTTGACAGAGCAAGGAACAGAGATGTTTGAGAAGAACTGCGATTGGGCAAGTGCTGAAGAATTTATTAGCGCATACCCCAAGTGGTTGTTCATACACGGCAAGCAAGTAGCGGCAAGAAGTTGTGATTTAGATGAATTAGAGAGACAGTACTATCAAAAAGTAGTCAAGCGAGGTCAGCACCGACGTGTCATGGACCAGCTTCATTGGGCAATCAAGAACCACAAGATTTCTATGGGAATCGAAAAGTGGTTTGCATCCCGTCAATGGGAAGCCCTAGAAGAAATGCGTGATACAACAGGCAATGTCATCTTACCTGCAGACCGAGAGCTCCAATAGTCTTCCCATTCGGAAGATGGCAGTTTCCATCAAAGACGCCAATCAACAGATTTACGCGTCTATGACTGGAGACCGCGTTATGGTGCGCACAGAATGGGATCTGCTCAACCGATACCTCTTGGGAGGTTTTGAGTTTGGGCAGACCTATATGCTGTGTGGTGCTTCAGGTCATGGTAAGAGCTACATGCTGAATATTTTGATACAGAATTTCATCAATGAGCGAATTCAAAACCACAAGTGTAAAATTCTACACTTCTGTTTTGAGATGAGTGCTTCTACAGAGATTTTGCGCAGATTGTCTACAGCCATACAGCTGTCATATCGGGATTTGCTTTCTGCAGATCGTCCTTTAGACGCTGACCAATACCAAAAAGTCAAGCAGCAACTAGACAAAGTTCGAGAAGAGCCTATCTACTTCTGCGAAACTCCAGGTACAAGGCAAGACATACTGAACACCATCTGTAAGATGCGTGAGAAGTTTCCAGACGACAACTTGGTTGTTACGCTAGACCACGCTTTGCTGGTTCAGCCTATGCCAGGTGAAAACGAGATACAGACGTTAGCTGAGCTTGGTAAAATGTTCATCAAGATCCGCAAGGAGTTCAATACCATGAACATCCTGCTATGCCAACTCAATGACAAAATAGAATCAGCTATACGACGTGACCCAGGGGCTGCTTCATTGCATTTCCCTACCAAAACAGACATCCATGGTTCCAAACAACTCTACCATGCTTGCGATGTGTGCCTTGTGGTACACCAGCCGGCATTGTTGGGACTAGAAGTCTATGGTAAGAATCACGTCCCTACAATAACAGAACAAGGCAAGAACTTGATTGCCCTTCACATCCTCAAGAACAGACATGGAACCCAAGGGTACGTTCGTCTGATTTCTGATTTGGATCAAGGGCGTATCACAGAATGGACAGACTCCCGAATACTATCATAACTCTCTAAAATTTAAAATGGATTTACCCACTAGCAAAACAACTGCTACAAGAAAAGACCCTCGATTTTTACTTCTCTATGGCTCCCCAAAAGCCGGTAAAACATCGACGATCGCTAAGCTGGACAACTGCTTAATCATTGACACAGAACGAGGTACTGAATATGTTGACGCCATGAAAGTGTATGTCGACAATCTTAACGAGTACAAACTCCTAAATCAAAGTTTAAGTCAGTCCGACACCAAGTATGATTACATCGCTTTAGACACGGTAGACAATTTGGCTGCCTGGATAGAACGATACGTCTGCAAGCAGCATGAAGTAGCCACTATTGGCGACATGGAATTTGGCAAAGGTTTTGCCTTAGTTCGTGAAGCAGTAGTTAACGCCGTGCAAAAGCTGGCAGCCCTTGCCACTAAGGGTATCATCATCGTTGGACACACCAAGCGAAGTACTGTAGTGGACGAAGATCACAACAAAGTGATCGACATCAACGAGCTAAACCTTACCGGTAAGCTTAAGAATGAGCTTATGAGTGCTGCAGATGCCATTGGATTCGTTTACCGCGAATCTGATGAACTCATGATCACGTTCAAAACGGGTAGTGACAATACCCAAGCGGGCAGTCGTTGCCCTCATCTGGCTGACCAAGCCCTTTCATTCCAATGGTCTAATATCTACATCGACTAAACATGTTTACAATTGACAGTACCCCTTTGAAGCGTGGCTTCAATCCAATGCCTGCTGGCACAAACAACAACTGCGTCTTAAAGCGCATTGCATATGAACCCTTTAAAGCAAACGGCACAGGAGACAAAGTGCTGAAGTTTGAGTTCACCAATGATAAAGGTCAAATCTTTACTCATAATGAATGGGAGATCATTCCTGAAAAAGTCAAATCCAATGCTCACGCATGGGGCAAAGACTACAAGGACCTTCTAGAGGAGATGATGCGTGACACAACCGAAAGGATTAAGCACATCATGAGTTGCTACATGCCTTTGAGTGACATCACTGTTAAAGGAGCCAACTATCAAGAATTCTCTCAAGCAGTCATTGACAACTTGAACGATCGATGGGTAGATGTTCCAGTTAGGCTCAAGCTAATCTTGAACCAGAAGGACTTTACTGTATTCCCTCGACGCGCGTTGAATGATTTCATTCTGCTTATGAGTGACAACGATACGTTTGTATACCACCAAAAGTATGAACGGATTACTCCTAAAGCTTCGGCCAACAGTGATGATCTAAACGCCATGTTGGGAGGTGAACCTGCTCCTTTTGATGCAGACCCAGCACCAGTGTTGACACCACCAGTAGCTGCAGAAGATTCAGGATTGGAATTTTGACTCGTTACACCGAATAGTGTGATGGGAGTTTCGCATTACGTGAAACCTTAGGACGGAGGGGGGCGGCAAAGGCCCCCCTCTTACCTACTCTCTCTCTACAACTCTCTACAACTCTCTACATGTACGCTATCCAACCTGTATTCAACAGGGATTGGGTATTGGAACGAGTACCTCAAGAACAGATCATGGAGTTTTATCTCCATGTTCCTATCCAGGTAAAACAAAAGTTTCATTCCCCTATCCGCGAAGACAAGAACCCTTCGTGCTGTTTCTTTTACTCCAAAGCAGGCAAACTCTACTTCCGAGACTTCTCTAAAAGCGAAAGCTTGGATTGTTTCGATGTAGCCTGTATGGTATTGGGAATCAACTTTAAAGAGGCCCTGAAACAAATCGTTAGTGATTTGAACCTGCACATACCAGATGCTTTTGTAGCCAAAAACTACGATCACCTGGAATACGCCAAGACCAACGCTAACGAAGCTTCTGAAATTGGAATCCAGCCTTTGACCCATAACGGGGCATGGCACATAGATCCTGATGGAGTATCGTTTTGGGGTCAGTTCGGCATTACTGTCGAAACCCTTAAGACATACAGAATTTTCCAGCTCTACTTGGCTGCTTGTAATGGCAAACGAGTGTTTACACACCGAACCGCTCAACCAGGCTTTGCCTACTACTTCGGGGATGATTTCTTTAAACTCTATATGCCATTCTCCACTGGCACTAGGTTCATTCAGAACACGCAGTGCCTGCAAGGAGTAGACCAATTACCTCAGAAAGGAAAGCTGCTTGTTGTAACCAAAAGCATGAAAGACGTTATGGTCTTCTATGAATTTGGCATTGCAGCCGTAGCCCCTCAAAGCGAGAGCTACAGCTTTACAGATGAAGAAGTAGAAGACTGGAAACAACGGTTTGATGACATCGTCATCGTGTATGACCGAGACTACACCGGAGTAAAGTTTGCCAATAAGTGGCGCAAAAAGTTCAACTGGAGATATGCTTTTGTAGAAGGAGCTAAAGACATCTCTGACTTGTACAAAGCATCTCCGTATGCAGCCACTCAATGGATAGATACCCTCAGGAAATGATTGAAATCGTTATCCCTAGCTATCTAACTCATGTGCAACTGACCAAAGGACGTAGGGCTAAGTACTACACCAAAGGAACCAGTATCCCTAAGAAGTATCAGAAGTTTAAGCAGTACGACAGCAAGAGCCGCTTGCTTGGTGCAGATGGCAAACCATTGATTGCCAATCCTGCTTCAGTCAACAAGCCAAGAATCAAGAAGATTAACGGCCAAGAATTGTACAGTGGCAATATGCCTCCACACCTCAGAAGTAAAGTGGTAGCATGCATTAAAGAGAGCTTTCAAGAGCATCTCCGAAAGGTTCCTGAAGTTGACTTTTTCCCTTTAGCCATTGAAGCCGAGCTACACACAGTTCCAGGTACAATGATGTGGGATCTAGACAATCAATGGATTTACCACAAATGCTTTCAAGACGCCTTGAGTGCTCAAGGCATAATACCTGATGACAACATCTACTACATCACTAAAGCTCCATCCTTTTCCTATTGCCCGGTGGAAAGGTTGGAAGACCGCAAACTCGTTTATCGACTTATTCAAGATGACCGACAACTCCTTAGAGACCACCCCGGATACAAAGCGCACTTCAGCACAGAACCGGTACTACTGGAAAATCGTAGTCCCGATCGTTTGCTCAACGTTAACTGACCACGGGTGGGATCGCTCTACAATTATTGAAGGTGCTGTTCCTGCACCTCTTACATACACTGACACACACAACTGGCTCAAAGCAAATTTTGCTTTAGGCGACCTAATACAAGATGACGGAATTGTGCTTGGCATGAGAATCATGAGCACGACTGAAATGACCAAGAATCGTTTTAAAACCTATATCGACAGCATCCGACAATGGGCTGCTGAATACATGAATACGGATATACCAGATCCACAATTGAATTACTCTCTATGAAAATGAATACAGCCCAACGACAGTACGAGTCTACTGTGTCGGGGCAAAAGATTAAAATGGGGTTTGCAGCAGATGCCGCAACACACCTCGCTGAGTTAATGTCTAACTCAGTATACCAAGACAAGTATGGGTCTATCGTCCGAGAGGTCGTGTCCAATGCTGTCGACGCTAACCAAGAAGCCCGTTCCACTCAGAAAGTTCAAGTAAAGCTGACCAATGTGCCAAGCTTGAGTAACGCTGTAGGCGAGTTTAGTGTGCGAGACTTCGGTCCTGGCATTACTCCTAACCGCATTGAGAACATCTTCACGCAATACTTTGCCTCTACCAAACGTGATTCTAACGAACAGATTGGTGGATTCGGTATCGGTGCAAAGAGTCCCTTTGCTTACACTCCTGTCTTTCAAGTCACAACTTATATAGACGGAGTCAAGCGGAGTTATCTCATGGAAAAGAGCAGTGCAGAGCGCACATGCACTATGATCAATGAGATTGAAACCGATGAAAGCAACGGTACGTTAATCACGATCCCCGTGTATTCTCGTGCTGATACAACTCAATTTGTAATGGCCATAGAGAACCAGTTGGTGCTTCTTGGTCATATGCTGAGCATCTCTCTTCCTGGCGAATTCATATTCAATGAAAGCAAAGTCTTTGATTACGGGTCTTTCTTAAGGATTGAGCAGAACGACAGAACCCTTTGCCATAACGGGCTAATGGTTTCGTTAGGCAATGTTTTGTACAAAATTCCGCACCTGGATGGAGACAGTTATCTGACCAACTTTGTGATTAAGCTGAACATTGGCGAGATCAACCCAACCTTGTCTAGAGAAGGTTTGGAGTTAAACGACAACGCCAAAGAACTGCTTGATCAAAAGTTGAGTCAAGTAAATTCTGTGTTTGAAACATGGCAACAAGCCCAATCAGGATATTCTACAGACCTCAAATTGCTTTATGGGTATGGCTCTCGTAAAAACGAGTTGGTGTATCCGGATACTCATCAAATTATTGCAAGTACTCGCCATTTTCACCTTACCTCAAGCGTTGAAGGTTGGCCTAAAGAAGTTCAAGAAGACCGGTTTACGAGCATCGTTGGTCAACTTTTAGAGCCTAGTGCTAAACTAGACTTGCAAATAGGTAAGTGGCGATCTGTATCTACACTAAGTGGTCGTGACATTGTCAAGGGAGTACCGAACACGTCCGCTACTTACACGATGATTAGAAAGCGTGGAGATCAAAGACTGGGTACGGTTTGGAAAGAATTCTTTCAAGAGAACAACAACCTAACCACCACCTATGCTTTGATTTTTAACGTAAACCAAAACTTCATGCCCATTATTCAAGAGGTATGCAGGTATGGTTTAAACAATGTAGATGAAAACCGTAAAGAAGAGATACACAATAAGATTGAACAGATCATTACTGTGATACTCAACGAGTTCTTTCAAAAACACACAGAGAAATATGCAGATTACACACCTACAGAGAAATGGCTTGTAGACCGTAAGGAAAACCTTAAGCTTCGTCGTAAGACTGGCTCTAATTGGACTGCGGAGATGCTGAAAACGGAACTGCCTGTAAAGGTGGTACAGAATAATGCATACACCCGCACAACAAAGACTTACAAGGAGCTTAAAGACACCAAAGCAATTGTCATTCAATACAAGTATGCCAAGGCTATTGAGTGGAATGTTGTGTTGCCTAAAGACTTGTACTGCGCTAGTGACGGCAACTTTAAGCGACTTCAAAAGTCCGGTGTAGAGTGCTGGGATCTAGCCAAGTTGAAGCAAATCATCTTACGACAGCAAGCTAAAAACCTAGAACACAGCCAGTGGCAGTGGTTTAAAGAACATATTCATAGCTACTGCTTACAAGGATTTACTTTGATGCGACTTGGGTGCTTGAAAGAACACCTTACACTACCTCCTAGACCTAAAAAGTCTAATGGTTGGATTTACAGTGTCATAAACAGCGAAATATTTGACATAGAAGCCCCATCTGTAGAATCATTCAGTATATTACAGCACAACGGAGCAGTATACACGCCTAACAAGGTAGCTGCTCAATTTAGAAACATCCAGAAACAACTTCAGAAGACGCCAGCAGGAACCGTGATACTGAATAGTATCCTACATCAACATACTAGTGACGATCTCTACCGTCAAGCTATAAACTCTCTATAACAAATGGCCTACACTGCCTCAATTACAGCACTGCGTCACGACGCCTTAGTGCACGTCATCGTGGATGACAAAATGTATGCTCGTCAATTCAGCAACAACGCAGACGCGGCTGGATTTTACGAAACTGCAAAATCTACTGCTTTGCATCCTACGCAAGTCAATGTTTCAACCCTGGTGTCCGACCTGGACCCAGGGCACACCCTCAAGATGAATGATATCTTGACAGAGCGGAACGGAAAGTTCTACCTCACAGGGTATGAAGCTGCTGCAATACCCGAAACTCTTTTGGTTCGGATGACCAATTTGCTTCAAGAAGGCAAATCCATTACTTCCATGATCAACTTCTGGAAGTTGTTGATTCTAAACCCAGACACTCACGTCCGGGAAGACCTGTTTAAGTTCATGGACACCTATGATTTCCCCATTACCGACAATGGGTACTTCATTGGTTATCGTGCGTGCAAGCAGACCAACAAGAAGTACAGTGCTGTGACAAACTTTGTGCCTAAGGAATACCTGATGCTCAAAGCAGAAGGGTTGAACCCAGCAGATTACACAGCAGTCAAGGATCCTGAAGGTGGAGACTTGAAAGCGGTACTTACCGAAGTGTTGCAAGACGACAAAGGGAACTTCATTGCTCCGGAAAATGTCTTGGGCAACTTGGAGTCTATGTTCCAAGATCAAAACAACGGCCTTGTCGAAGCGCCTGAGTTTACCGATCACTGGAGTGGAACTACTTCTGTTCGGTTGGGTGGAAGCGTCAGCATGCCTCGTGCTGATTGTGACAACAACCCAAAGAATGCATGCAGCTCAGGTTTGCACATTGGCACCCCTGAGTATGTTAAGAAGTTTGGCGGAAGTGGAAGTGCATTCATTGCATGCCTTGTCAATCCTATGAATGTAGTTGCAGTCCCTTCAGACTACAGCTACATGAAAATGCGTGTGTGTGAGTACTACGCTTACGGCATGGTAGACTTGACCAAAGGTGTGGAGATTCGTACTCCATACTTTGAGATTGACTACAAGACGTGGGAAGAGCGCGAGTTGGAGAAACAACTTGAGGAGCTTGTAGAAGCGGCTCAACCAGAGGACTGCAAAGCCCAAGGCTTTCGTCAGATTCTGGCAGAACGTTTACACGTAGCTGTCTAATTGAAACATGAATGGGGGGCAGGAGAAATCCTGCTCCCATTTCACTCTCTACATCAATGGACACTATACACCCTCAGTTCTATGCTGGGTTGGATACTTCAGTACAAGCCTTTGTTGCTTGCAAGACCATACCCAACTGGACCCCTCCAAATGATGCTGCACGAGTAGATGCGGCTCGTTACATCGTTGCTCAGATTTATGGCGTTGACATCAAAGATGTTGTGAATCCTCCCGATCGCCGCATGGTGTTTGTGGAAGCACGCGCAATGCTCTCTCTGTACTTGCGTTTGATGGATTACTCTTATGCACGCATAGGTCAAATCCTTCATCGCAATCACGCTTCTGTCATCCACAACGTAAAGAAGATGATGCATGTCTTAGATGCTAAGCATGCCCCAGAACGCGCTGGATTTATTCAGCTCTTGTTTGAACTGGGACACTTGCCTATGCTCATGCTCAACACTCACGCAGGTACTCGTTACATGCATGAACTCTTTTCAAGTCGGAGGTACAGTGAGTTTATGCATTTGAACTTGGCTTACTATGAACTCTTGAGTAGCAAAATCAAGACCAAAAGCATACGTGCCAAGTTAAAGAATGAGCCTACTGGCCTTGAAGATGAGCAAAGCTTTGCAACTCTGATTAAGCAAGAGCCCCTCAACGGGCTTTACATGCGTTCACCTGATACATCAAAGAGAGTCAATGTTACTGCATGATCCTTACTACGATGTAAAGGCAGTCAGCAACAGCTCATTGCGTTATATCAACCCCGACCAAGAAGGTTCTCCTGTGCTTTTCAAAGAGCACTGGGATGGCAAAGCACCTTCATTGAAGACCAGCAGTCTAGAGTTTGGAAACTTGGTGCACTTGGCAGCTTTAGAGCCGCACTTGTGCAACTACATAGTAGATGAGACCAATACTCCTGACAAGATTCGAGACATTCTTAAAGACGCTTTTGCTTCTTTGAAAGACTCTCTTGAGTTGAAGGCTGCCATTACAGGTGAAGACACTACCATCAAAGCTTTAGATGAGCACATCTATGTGATTATTGAAGCTTGTGATAGACAAGCCTATGGGAGAACGTGGAAACCAGAAACAAGGATAAATAAAGTAATGAGTGCAGGCTCCGCTTACTGGGATTTGTTGCGTAGCAGTGACAAGTTCATTATCACTCAGAAGCAGCTAGACTCTTTGAATAGCTGCATGAACTCGTTAGAGAATACCTCTCCTGAGTTGACTGAGCTTTTGTTTCGAAAAGTGGACAATGGAAACATGAGCTACTTCAATGAGCTGGAAGTGTATTGGGAAGACCCCAGGTACAATTTCCCATTAAAAGCTAAAATTGATAGGCTCCATTTAAACCATCGAAAAAAGCAGTTTAGCATCATCGACTTAAAAACGACAGGCAAGACCTTGGGCATGTTTCCAGCGTCTTTTAAAACCTATCACTACAGTCGTCAGATTGCTGCTTACGAAGAAGCTGCCTATCGGTGGATTCTTAAGAACTACGGAGAAGAGTACACCCCAGAAGACCACTGCATATGTGCAGTAGAATCCCGTGGAGCGCACCGAGCTGGTACGTTTTACATAGCAGACGAAACACTTAAAGAAGGAAAGGATGAGCTGCAGTCGTTGCTGCAGCGTCTCAACTACCATTTTACTCACGGTTCGTGGGTTCAAGAGATGGAAGCCGAGACAAAGACCAAGATTTTCTTATAAGATGACAAATTGGCTTGATCAACTGATCAGCACCATTGATTGGAAAGGGAACTACAATACTGAGCTGCATCGCATTGAAGCAGAGATATGTGATGCACTCTGTATCCCTCCCGATGAATTAAGTGTAGGGCAAGATTCAGATGGCGAACGCTTGTACTGGAAACTATGGAACCTGGCACGTGATGAACGTGCACGAATTCGCAAGATTCGAATAGGACACATAGCAGAAACCAAGTATGGCCATCTGGATCTTTCCCGGGCCAACTCATTGGCCGCTCTAGACTACGCTAAAGAAGTAGAAGCACAGCGGAGCCAAGAGATCTACATGCCCAACAATAAGACTGCATTTGCGGCCAGCTCTCAGGCCAAAGCTCAAAGGGCCTACGAGAAGAACATGAGAACCTACAAGAACTGTACGAAAGGGATCAACAACATGATGAACTTAGACTACAGTCACCTGCAGCAGATTCAAGTCTGGTACGGTGATGAAGAAGATCCAGAAAAAAGGTAAGTAAGGGGAGGCTCTCTACTTCCTCCCCTATTCAGAAAAACTCTCTAAAATTTCTCTACATGCCTAAGCACGTCCCAAAGTTAGAGCAAACCACTCAAGTTGGAGGGAACCATTACGACCTTAAGATTCCTCCGATAGAGTACATCCTCGCCAATGGCATGGGATTCATAGAAGGGAACATCATTAAGTACGTGTCGAGGTACAAAGCCAAAGGAGGTGTAGAAGACTTACACAAGGCCCAACATTACCTGAATTTGCTTATCAAATACGTGGAAACAAAATAATATTTCGCTTACAGGCAAATAAATACCCGTTTTAAGGTATTTTTTCTTAAGGTCTGTGGACATCCCCGAGCAAAACGCAAGTTTATTTTGCATATTTGGTTCATGCCTAGGAAGAAAAACATCGATTCCACTGACATTGAACTAATCAACGTGTTACAGAAAGACGCCAGCATTTCAAACCAAGACCTTGCTAAATCTGTAGGTCTTAGTCCAGGTCCTACTTTAATGAGGGTCCGCGCACTGTTTGAAAAAGGAGCCATCAGTACTCCCCAATGTCACATCAACCACAAATTTTTTGGTTTCGAGTTTAGTTGTAAAGTAGAAATCATCGTAAACGATGTTGAAGCCAGCACCCTACAAGACAAGCTTATAGGACAAAACTGGTGCATTGAGATCATGAAACTTAAGCGACAGACGCCAGAGCTCAGTACGTCTGTCAACTTTACCTGCACTTACATTGCTCCCAGCAGAAAGGAATTCATATCATACATGAGCGACTTTCTTTTAGACACCCCGTTTAAGATGGACTTTAAAGTCTACGACATTGAGAAAGTCCTTAAACAATCAGCTCCTGTCATTCTAGACACACGCTCTATAGGTTAACTCAACTTATAGATCGTATGGCTTGAGATGGTATTCATCTCACGAAGAGCTTGCTTAAGAAGCGGCAATAGCTGTAAAGCATACGTACTGATCTTCAGATCACCATAATTGCGTCCGCCTTTAAAGCGCTCCAACTCTACGCCAGGAGCCAATCCATAGACGGCTTGTTGCATAAACTTGAACATCGTCTTAAGCTGTCTAGAAGCAGCTGCAGGGTCTTGACCAATCCTCAAAGCCGTATCGTACATACCCCAAGGAGTATATGCCACAAGCTCTTGGTTTAAGCGTTCTGTGTGGTACAAGAGCTTGGCTTTGTAGTACGCGTCATTCAACAGGAAGAACTCGTCTTCTTCATCTGAATCTACTTCAATCAATGACGCAAGAACGTAACTAAGGATTGCACTTGACACTCCCAGCCCCATCTCAATGGCAGCTCGTTTGATGGCCTTCTGGACATGCGGTGGTTGGCTTTGATAGGTAGCATAGAACCTAAACCGCTTTGCGTCGTCTACGTTGCCCATCACCCCAGGAACAATAATCTTGTCCCAAAGCGCACGGTAATATCCTATCTCCTCAGTTTCACGTACTTCACTAAACCGATCAGCTCCAAAACGCTTTTTCAAAGCTTGAGGCATCCATTTACGGAATTGAAGCACGAGCCTACCTACAGCAATGCGATGGAACCGACCCATATCTTCTGCGTTATAAGATCCATGAATGCGTTGCAGCACATTTACAGCTTTGGTCTTAAAGGAGCCGAGGTAGTTTATGTCTAAATCAACCAGAGTGCCGTCTTTGCGAATGACTTTACCTGCCTTAAACCCAATACCTCGGGCTTCTCCGTCCCAAGTCAAGGCTTCATAGAGGTTAACAGTCTCTCCAGTGTCCAGCTTCACTTTTGTATCATACATCATAGCAAGGACAACTTGACTTTGCATCAACAGCTCACCAAAGCTTTGACCGATGTATGCCAGGTTATAGAACTTGTCTAGCAACTCGCTGGTCTCAGGCAATTCCCTTTGATCCATGGTTGCATCAAAGAAGTGCATGACCGCAGCCAACCTTGTTTTTGGCTTGGTGCCTTTGTCGCGAGCTAACGCCAGGTCTCTAATGCCTGCGTATACCTGTTTCTTAGCCAAGTTCAAGCTCTCACTTGTATACATATCTCCTCCAACGGCATCCAAGATTTGCATAAGCTCACCATACATGATGTTGTTGACCCATGCCGAAGGGTTAAAGCCAATACCTTGGAACGAAATATAGCTCTGCAGAAGAGCGGCTTGAGAGTCATACTTACCTGTAGTTTGCCACCCTTGCCCTAAGTAACCTTCTAAGACATGCTCTATTACATCCATAGAGTTACTCCGGTCTCCTTTGATGGTTCCAGCGCGTTTGTTGTCGTTTAAGTTCAAGCGCTTACCATCTACCCTACCCATACTCCAACCTTTTCGAGCAGTTAGCTCCATACGACCAAGCTCATCGCGAGTCATCAAAGAGAACGTCTCAATGTTATTGGCAGCTTTAGCAGCCCTAGCCTCTACAACAAACTGAGCGATGGTTTTTCTTAAGTCTGTAGAAACTAACCCATCACTTCGCCTGCTGTGCTTCAACCCTCCACGCAAGAAGATCTTCCGCCCTTCACTATCTGTGCCCATGCGAGCCGTGTCTTTGTTTGTCTCTAGGGCTTCACGTGGCATGTCACGCAATACTTCTGTTAGGCTTTTAGATTCTGGGTTTTCAATCTGAGGAATCAAACTCTCGTTGAACATCCGGTGATCTTCAAACCCTACAGCATTTTTCATCAGATTTTTCAAAGCTTCAATGGTCTCTTGCTGCAGAGGAGATAACTCCTTTGCTTTCGGGTTTAACCATTTGGCTTTAGGCATGTCTGTCCCTGTCCATTTAGGATTCAAGAACTTGTCTTTCACCTTAGAAGTCTTGTAGTAAGGACTGTTGAACTTAGGCTTGCCGCTGGAGTGCACATACGCTGCTTTCCAAGCTGCTGCTACATCTGGCCCTTGCGATTCAGCATCTGCTTTGTCCTTTTCAAACTTCTCTAAGTCCCAGACAGGTTCATGGTATTTTTTAAAACTCTCTAGAGATTGCTCTCTGGTTGCCAGGTCTTCTTGAAGCTGGTCTAAATGAAGCTTATCTGCTTCTGTAAGGGTGCCTGCCCTGGCTCCCTCTTCATACCTAGCAATCTCTTCTTTGAGTACTTTGATGTCTTTGTGGTCTTTAGAGTAAACATGCTCGAGGTAGTAAGACTCTACATACTTCTGCTCCATGTTCATTGCTCTCCACTTGCGACGGTTGGTTGCTTTGGATTGAGCTGAATAAAATGCATCTCGATAAGGACTCACAAAGCTTTGACCATCTTCATCTAAAAGAGATTCGATAGATCCTCCCTGACTTTCAAAGTCATCTAGGATAGAGTAAAGCTTTTGAATGTCTTGCTTACTCTGCAGCTCTTCGGTGTTGACTACATCACGCAAAGTCTTACCAAACAGAGTAAGCACAGCATTAGAGTCTTGATCGAGCAATCCCATAAACTGCACTTCTCCTTTAGAAGTATCGGTAGTGATGTCGCCAAATTCAGTTTGAGCCAAAGAGAAAATGTCCAACCCTGCTTCCATGGCTTCTTTGATCCTAGGGTTACTAGAATTAGCCACCAGCTTTTTGTTCAGCATCTTACGTACCAAGCTGGTCAAGCGGGTTTGCATAACCTGAACAGGACCTGCCATTTCCACAAAAGCTTTGTTGGTTGTTGCAAACCGCTCTTGCTGATCAAAATCTACATCTACAGTGTCTTTATCAAAGCTGGCAAACGTTTGAGAAAACGTATTCAGCACTTGACTCAGCTGATACGCCTGGTTCAACAATTCAGTGTCTTGCTTTTTAAGCCCGGCTGCTGAAGAAGTGTCTACATATGTTTCCGCATGAGAGATAAACTCAGTAGTTTTTTGCAAGTAGTCTGACATTGCAACCACCAGAGAATCCAATACAGCTGTAGCTCCACTTTCTGCTACTTCTCTAAACATACTAGAGTCCTCTTGCAAGCTGTCTAGAAGCACTTGCTGCTCCTCGGTAGTGGCACCCAATCGCCGCATATGATCGATGCGGTTCATAATCTCATCAGCTACCTCAATCATTAGGGTCTGAGCATCCAAACCTTTCTTCAATCGTTGCTCTGCACGGAATGACTTTAAGTTGTTGGTCCTAACATCAGACCCTTCAATCATCTTACGTGCCAACTCCCGAGCGGTGTTAGGCTGGATACCAAACAACTTACCTAAAGCCCTAAAGAGTTTATTGATCAGGGTACGAAGCTTGTTGGGGTTCTTAGCCTTGTCATAGATGGCGTCTCCTTCAAGACCTATAGCTGTAGCCAAAACCTCCATATCTAAGTCTCTTTGACTTAAGTGTGGATACATCTCTGCTACCTCTCGATACAGCTCAGTGTTGCGCAACTCTTCAATGGCTTGCTGAACAGCAGGGTTTTCAAACCCCAACATCTCAATGTAGATGTGACCAAACTCGTGCAAGACCGTATCGCTTTTCATGCGATCAGGGTGGAGTCGAATGACCCCAGACTCCTTATCGTACTGCACATCACCGGCACCTTCTAAAGTGGAATCAAACTCCACTCTTACCTTAATACCATAAGAAGCAAACCGACTCTGAAGCATAGCAATGCGCTCAGAAGTAGTAGTAGATGAAGCAATATCTCCAAATGCTTCAAGGCTTTGACTCTTCTTTTGCTTGGCTTTGTACTCAGCTATCTCTTCCTCTACAGTGGATTGGTTGACCTGCAACTCACCTGCAATAGCATCTATAGATGACATGCCTCTGAACCCAAGCATCAAAACAGGAGTGGTCACTTTTGTCCGCCTGTTTTCGCCAGGCAAAGTCACGTAAGTGTGCTTACCATAGCGCATAGGCCTGTTGCTGAGCAAAGCCATTTTTTCTGTACCGGACTCTACCCTAGAATCCAACACAGCATGAGCTGCAATCTGCAAGGATGTAGCGTCCTCTCCGCTTACATTTTTTACAATCTCCGTAGGCAAGAACTGCGTGAAGGTTGAAGACCCTCGTCTCCACCCACTGCGTGCAGCTTCGTAGCGAACTAAGGCTTTGGCAAACTCAGAAGGGTAGTGAACAGACCCTTCATAGGATAAAGGCGGAGTCAATGTGTTTTCCCAAGCCTTTTGAAACTCTTCTGCTTTGATAGGGTCGTTAAGCTGGATTGGCGTTATCCGATCGTAACGATTGTAGTTTACTTCGTAGGCTCGGCCTACCGTGATATGCAAGAGCATCTTACGCAAGAACGCGTTGTCTTTGTCGTCTCGAATTGCTCGGCCTTCGTCAGATGTATTCAACCAAACGATCCAATGACGCATGTTCCAAGACTGAACATCCTCTAGGTCCACTTCTCTAAAACGCTCACTGACGCTTCTCTCACCCATGACCTCTGCGCGCTTGCCTTCTACAAATTCATCAGCTGCTTTAAAGGTTTGAACCGCGCAGTATTGCGGGAAACTGATGCCGTTATAACGACCTACAGTGCGGTAATAGTGAATCCCCATACCGCCACTCATCAGCAACTCTGAAGCAGTGGCAATATCCAAAGCGCCTTTAATGACAGGAGCATTGACATAAGCCTTTCCCATGGTTGGAAGAGTGTTTCCTTTGGCGTCTTTTACCGCTTGCAACTCTGGGTTACCATCGCTGTCTAAAATAATATTGCCTTCAGCGTCTAGAGTAAGGTTATAATTATCTAGAACGGGCTCTTTAGCTGCAAGAAGATCAATCAACTCCTTATTGATTTTCATCTCACTGACACGGGTCAAGTCTTTCAACGCCCGGTATGCCTCTTGCTTTAAATAAGCCTGATACCGTTTTACGTTGTCTGTCTTTTCTGTTTCTGCATTAAAGTCATTAACCCGTGTGGTCATGGCTTGCATAACATCTGAATCAGTTGCTGCCGCTAATGCTTCATTTCGAGCTTTATTCAAGGTTTTAACCTTGTCTGCACTTGGGTTCTCTTTCATTGCCCGCATGTACCCCATGGTACACTCGTACATGAAGAACGAGAAGTTCTTGCGGTCAATGCCCATAGTACCCCAGACAGGGTCTTTTGCGCCGTCCATAGAAGCAGCTACTGCTTCTGCATTCCATTGCATCAACTCAAGCGGCATATCCTTCATAGGAATTCCTTCCACTTGCATGTTGTGACGTTGGACTTTCATCCAAAACGTATTGTTGTTGGCAGCAATGCCTTTCAATCCAATGCCTGCTACATTGTCTGACCACAATTGCAAGTGAGTCAAAGCACTATACGGACGTCTTTGAGCAAAGACATCAATGTCTGAAACCCCTCCTTTCCTGCGGGCAGTAGCCATCTCCGTACGAAACGCCTTAATGGTTTCAAAGCCCTGTGGTACAAGCACTTCTGTCTTTACCACTTCAGGATTCATCAGCACATCCTTCTGTAAATCAAAAAACTTATTGGCTGCTCGGTCGTAAGCATTGAGCTCTCTGCCTTCCCTAGGCACCTTCTTCCAATTCACAAAGAGCTTGTCAATGTCAAAGTCTGATCCCATTTGAGCTACAAAAGCTGCGGGGATGACCATGCCGTCTTGACCTGAAGGCAAGAACTGCACCACCTTACACATGGCCATAGAATTCTTTCCTTCTGCAGGAACACGATAGACCATGACTTCAAGCAGTGTAGGGTCAATGGCACGAATCTCTTCAATGCTCATTTCCCTGTATTGCTTAGGCAAGAACTTTCTGTTCATCTTGACCTCGGCCATTACAACTTTTTCTGGTCCTGTAGGCAGAGAAGAAGAAGAAGACGTAAAAGCCTCGTTATTCCTATCTGAATCAATCTCTTTAGATCGATAGTATTCATAAGCCAACTCTAGTTCAGGATCAACTTCAAAGTCTTTTCTATTCGTTTGACGCTCTTTTACGTAGCGAGCCAGCTCTCGCTTTGGGTCTGAATAGTCACTGATATATTCTGGAGTAACTAATGATTGTGGACGTGTTTTAAGATTTTTCTTAGTAGTTAACCATTTTTCAAAATCTCGCTTCATTAACGAAGCCATGGCTGAATCTAAGCCTACGGTCATAGGCTTTTTACCATGCATGTCTATGACTTCAAAACCTTCTTTAAGTCCATTTAAAAAATCATCAGCATTTAGTTCTCGACCTGTTTTTGGGGATTCTCCAAGTTTTACAACTACAAACTCTCGGTTATTCATCCCCACAATTAAATCTGTAGCCATAGAGTCGTCCCAAGTGTAAGGACCTTCAACTTCTTGCTGACTTCCTACTACACGCATGCCTTTTAAGTCCGCATCTGTGGTAGGATTGGTATGGCCTAGATCAGAGATTTGTACCTGCATACCGCCTGTTACTTTCTGCTTCTTAAAGTCCTTTTGAACGGCAGCTGCTAAAGTTTGGTTTACCGCAAAAGCAACCAAAGGACTAATGCGTCCTGCTGAAGCCAAGGGAGAGCTTAGAATTTCCAGAACTGCTGGATGCACATCATCACGCACGTTGTCTAGCACATACTGCCGTACACGAGCTACGTCTGGAACTGTGCGCTTGCTTACATCTTCCTCGCCGTTCTTGCCTAATTCTGTGCCTTGTACAAAGAGCTTGCCTTTAAGCTCCTTGAGTTTCATGTTCATCATGCGTTGCTCTGTCTTAAGCAACTTTTGGATGTGTACTTCCCCTAACCCCTCATAATTCCTGAGGTTAGACATAATGATTGGACCTGTTTGAGTACCCAAGCCTACTGTTCCATTGTGGTTGTTGTGTTCTGTAATAGACACTTGATTGCGGTGGAACTCCATGGGCAAGTCGTACTGAGTGTACCCAGGCTCTGGTGCTTTGAACTTGCCATCCTGAAACATAGAAGTAGCCTTGCTGGTCACACCCACCTTGTGCGCAGACTTCAAAGTGATTTGATCTACTTTATTATCTGGGTGTACCATCCACTTACGCATAGCCTCTAGTTCTACGCTAATGGGAGCTTGACCTTTGACCGGTGGTAAAAGTGGGATGACAGAGTTTTTAAGTTGGTGCGGCTGGCCTTGAACCCATCCAAAGTAGAAGGGCTTGTATGGAGCAAATACTGAACGCTCAGACACACTTAGAGCCTCTCCTTTACGGGCTTTTTCTATGACCGCTTTCTTATAGTCTGTAAGCTCTCCATGAGAAGAAAGCATCCGCTCCCAAAAGTCTAGCGTTACATAGCTCTGTGCATCAGCACGATCAATGGCAGATGGAATACGACGGTAAGTTCCGTCCGCGTTCTTAACCGGTTTGCCATTGTCAGAGTACTCTACTTCTGTTGCCCAGTCTTCAAAAACTACGGGATCTTCAATGGTTACGTTTCTAAACGTGCCTTTATCTGCGCTGGTTTGCCCAGGGCTCATAATCTGCTTAAAACGCTTTTGATACTTGGTAACGTCTCCTCCAAAGTGATCAATGGTTCCACCCATCCAATTAGACACGTTCCAATTGGATACATATGTAGCGGCTACATATGAGTTGACCATCGTAACGCGGCCCTCATCTCGACTGCGTCCCTCGACTGGTCCATACCCTAAAGGAACTTGTAGCTTGTCTATGACTTCTTTGAACTCTGGAATAGACAGCAATGCCGCGGCTTCTTGCTCTAGCAAAGCACGCATATACTCGGCTTTAGACTCTATGCTATTGATGTCTACTTTACTACGATCAATAGGCAAAGACATATGGGTTACGTCTTTACGTGTCTCTGCGTCGTAGATACTGGCTAAAATCCTGTTTTTAACGTTTTCAGGATAATGTACAAAGTCGTTACTGACCATAAACGATCCAGTTGCATCGCTAGGTGTAGGGATTGCAGAGTACCCCGTAACTCTGATCTGACGTCCTTGAGCATTTTTACCCATTCTAAACAATGCTAGAAGGTCATACTCAAGCCTTTGCGCTACATCCATATCGGTGTATGCATGCGGGCCCAGTTGTCCAAACCTGCGATAGGTTAAAGACTCTTCATCCAACATAATATGCCACATACTCTCTTCTAAATGAGCATTGTGGGCAAACCTTTCTTTAAGGTATTCTTCTTTAAAGGCGCTTTTTAAGCGGTCTAATTCTTCGGTTAAATAAGAAGGATTGACGTGAGCATACTTGGTTTTCAGATTAGACATATACGAGCTTTGAACTGCGCCCATGTCTGCGTCAGCAAGCTTCATAATTCGTACCACCTCCCTAAGTATTGCTGAAGTCTGCGCTTCATTTCCAGCAAGAATGAGACGTTCAAGCATATCAGCTAACCCGCCTAATTCATTATTAGACATAACATGCATAGCGTTAGCCAATGCAGAAGGGTCCATAGTAGAAAACTCAAGTTTTTGAAAAGTCCTAACCAAAATTTTAATGGTTTTAACTCTTACTTCAGGAGTTTCGTTACGCTGTTTTGCCAACGCACTTAAAGCATTTAGGACCTTTTCCTTTTCCGCTGGAGTAAACTGAAGGATGGCGTTGTAAACAGCCTCCTTGTTACGTTGGACCAAATGCCAGGCCGGTTCATAAATGAACTCATCTTTTACTACAGGTACTTGAAATTTCCGTTCAACTCTTTCATCATACTGGGTTTCCAAAGAAACGTTCAGCTCTTCTGAGCTTGCGCGTTTCATGCCCACATAGAATTGTTTTTGCAGTTCTGTAAGTGTGCCTGGCTCAGCGTCTTTACGCAATGCCAAAACAATAGATGCCAAGCTTGGGTTGTACACGCTCAACTCTAGCATCCGGGTTTCCATAGCTTCGTATGAAGGCAGCGAACTCAACTGGTTTAACAGGAAAGGATACACCGTTTCAAACTGTAAAAACCGAGGCAAGCCAAATCGACTGAAGGCATCAGATTTATCTACGTCAGTGCCTGACACTTCTGCAATGGCTTCAAGAGCTGCTTCGGTACCTTGATTACCTAAGATTGTTTCAATCAAGCGACCACTTCTGTCTCCAGGGATGTAAATGGTTCTTGAAATCAAGTTCTTGATACTGGCAGGAACCTTATCCATAGGATTGATTTCTGCTATGCTAGCAGAGAAGTTCTGCTCTATGTCCGTGGTACCTGTGCTGGCATCAATTGCAATTGCTTGCATAATCATGCGCTGCACTCTTGGGTTTGTACTGAAGTGTTCAACCAGTACTTCTTCGTTATGACCTAACCGATCATAGATCTCTAGTTTTCTTTCTTCAGACGCTCTACTTGAAGACTTAATCATGTATTGGAACAACCCACGACTATCAAAAATTACGCGAATAATACCTTCAGCTATGAGCTTCTTTTTCTCTCGCTGAATTTCTATTGTATTTCCGTCTTCATCTGATTCTACAGACAAGTCTTTAATCTCTGCTATCGTTTGGAGCAATCCTTCAAGTACTTGGGCGTCTTCTTCCCTTCCATAACGTCGCATAAGCACGTCTTTTGGATTGTTCCCTACAAATGCTTCACGAATGTCTTTAAGGATGTAGTTTACCAAAAAAGGCATGACCTGCTCTAGCTCGCTCATTTCAGCAGCATCAAAGGCAGGAACCTTACTGAACTTAGTCAGAAAGTTTTTAGAGCGCTGGCTAGGCTTATACGCATACCTCCCTCTGTTGATGTTTTGCATCAACTGCCGAGTACGGTATTGTCCTTGGAACATGGCTTGAACCAATGCCAGTATCTCAGAGAAAAACCGGCGCAGTGCACTTTTCTCTGTCATGCTTTTTCCTTCCGTTAGCATGTACTCTCGAAAAGCCTCAGCAATCTTTTCTTCTAGCTTGATAGGCCCTAAGTCTCCATACTTAGCACGGGCTTCAGCCATAATCTTTGCTCTTCGCTTAGGAGAAAGGTATGTGTCCATTACAGCGTGCAAGGCTTCGTGATACTCTGTACCTACTACAGATATATCACTGACCCTGATCATACCCTGTTCCCATATACCGTATGCGGTAACACCGCCACGTTCAATAAGGCCCTTGACTCTTCGAAACGGAACGTGAGGCAGGTTTTTAGCAAGCCACAACTCCGCTTCTAACTGATCTTTAGAGGTAGACATGGCGTAAAAGTCGCTTGCTAAAGCCTTTTCTACAGTCATAAACATTGCACCGTCATCTGATTCATTCCAAAAATCAGTCGACTCCCCCCCTTTTTCGTTGGACTTCTTCGGATCAGAAGTGTCTGTAGGTTTTGTATCTGGTGATGCAGGAGCTTCTGGGTTTTGAGCTTGAAGACGTGCCATATCAATGGCAATAGGCAGCATGGTACTCTGAGCCTCTGGGTTGAACAGTTGGTTTTGAGATTGCGCTTCTCTGTCTCGTTCAAATCGTGCAGCAGGAACAGGATGGTGGTAGCCTATGATTACATCATTACCCGCACTGTCTTTTTTAACAACGGGAGCAATAGGCATTCTACCGTTTTGCTTAATGCTTTGAGCTAACGACTTTAAAGTTTGCCTAGTTTCCTCGTCTCGTTTTCCTTCTTTTTCGTAGCTGGCAAGCTCGGGCGATTTTGCATCTAGCCTAAACTTCAGCTGCTCAAGAACAGCTTTTTGAATCTCAGTGCGAGGCGTGCCATCTGGATTAAAGTCCATGACAATCTTCCTGTCTTTGAGAATAACCAATCGAGGTTGTCCATTAGACGGTCCGCTTATAAAAGCTGCGCCTGTGAACCCTTCCATGATCTGACTTTCAGATGTCACACTTGGAGGCGGTGTAGACATTACACTTCGAAGCAATTCAAACTTTTGTTCTGAAGTGCCTGGTCCGTACAAGATGTTGCTTACAAAGTCGGTACGATTGGCCTCTTTCAAAGTCATGTCGGGCATGCGAACCCACATTGGCTTTAAAGGTGAGTTGGGATCTCGGATAGGAATGAAAACTGCTCCGGTACTAGAGATCTTGTTAGACTGGTTTTTAAACGCATAAGTCCCTGCTTGAGCATTCATAGCCATCACACCATCTTGGTATGGTACTGCAGTCTTTAAACCCGTTTTTAGATTCAACAGATAAGGCTCTCCACTAGAAGGATCAGTCATCATGACGCACAGCCCGTGTTCGTCTATGGCATCTGTGACTTCTGGATGCATATTTAGCGTATCCATTTGATCGCTAGGACGAAGCAGACTACCGCGCTTAAAGCTGCCGTCTAGGGCAATTTGCTCAGACAACCCAGTAAACGAGATAGATCCGCTGTCTTGAGAATCCAGATATTTTCTAAATAGAGCTATCGCATCTGCATGTCTAATGGCTTGCAATGCATTGAGGTTGGCATCTGCATATGCGTTTCTCCAGTATGGGTTTGCGTCTGCGTCATCGCCTGTTGGCTGATTGCGGTATTGATTTTGAAGACGCGAAGCTTGCTTCAACAACGTACCCACCCTAGGTACATTTCCAATGACTACAGTTTTACCCTGATACTCAACGACAACCTCGTAGTCAGGAGAGTTGTCTTCTTCGTTTTCGTAGGTATACGTCTTTGACCCAACAGTCTTTCGCGTCAAAGATTTGACCCCAAGCTTGTTGTTTACCGATGTTTTGTAAATGGGGTTTTTGACCTCTACTTGATTGTCTGAAATGCGAATTGTAACCGATGCTGACGGGTTAGTCAAGGCAAACATGAGCGCTTCATACTGCTCTGCCACCGGCCCTTCTAAAGTCAAGCGAGTCCCTTCAATAAGAGCGTGTTCCCTAACACGCGTAGTAGGCATGGTTACGCTTGTGCGAATTTGCATCTGCTGCAAAAACGCTTCCATCAAGTCATTCATGATCATCTTGATCTGACCTTCTGGAGCTTCAACTGTTTCTGGTTCAATAACTGGCTTACTCAGCAAAGGCCCTTGTACAACAACAACTTGGCCACGCTGTATCACCTTTCCTTTTTTACGTATTTCGGGTTGATTAATTTTTTGAATAAGTTCTACTCCTGGCTCTAAAGTTTCGTCGTTAACAATCTCCACATCTACCGACAACGTTTCGTCATATACTTGACCAGGTTTTACATGATCTGAAGTGTAACCATCTTGTTCTAAAGTCTCTGTAGCTAGCTCCATATACTCACGTAAGTCTGAAGAGATGTAGCTTTCTACTTTGTTCTGTTGAGACAACAGACTGTGACTAGTAAGATTATTTAAGGCATTTAACACTTTCATTGCCGCTTTGTCTGCGGCTAGTTCAGCAGCAACAGCTTCCTTACTATCTGCATTCTTAGAATCTTGAAGTGCATCTCTATTAGCTACAGCTTCTGCATAGCTTTCTAACGCTTCATAAAGTTCTTTGCTGTGCTTCTCAACACGGTTTTGCTGCGATTCTCTCCGTTTCTTTTCAGCAGGCGATTCATCTGTAGGTGGAGTTACTTTATTTTCAGGAAACAAAGTAGCTTGCTCACGATGTGCACGAATAGCAGCAACTAGCTCTGCCTTGTTCAACTTAGAATAACCTGTCAACCCTTCTTGACGAGCAATGGCTTTCAAAGCCTTGACTGTACTATTCTCTAAGTCATCTGTAGGTAGGTCTGTAGGTGGGTCCGAAGTAGGATCTTGTGGTGCAGAATCTTGTGGTGCAGAATCTTGTGGTGCAGCTGGTGGAGTTTTTTCAGCCTCTGCTAAATATGCAATAGCCTGGTCAACCACTTTACCATCAAACTTGCGTTTAATTGGCTTCCCTTCTTCTTGCTGCTTTAAAATGTAGTTGCGTACAAAAGAAACAAGGGCTTGAGCTTTCTCCACTGTTTCAGCGGTATCTAAGTTATCTAAAGCATCTAAAAACCTTCGTTCCTGATTGGTTAATGAACCAAAATCAAAAGGAGAACCATCAGCGTAAGGCTCTCTATAAGCAAGGGTGTAGTCTACCTCGTCATCATCTTCGAGAACTACTCCTTCAGGTAGAACATCACTTACATCAGGATCATTCTCTTCAGGAGGCTCATTCTCTTTAGAAGGTTCATTTTCTGTAGGAGGCTCATTTTCTTCAGTAGAGTCATCTTTAGGTACAGGAGTACCTCCTTCTTCATTTTCCTCTTGAGCTTTGTCTGCATCTGTTTTGTCAGCATTGGTTTTTTTCAATTCAGCAATGCGCTCAGATATTAGTATTTCCTGGTCTTTAGCTTTATTTCGTTTGGCCTGTTCAAGAAGTTTATTGAGAATATCTAGATTTTCTTCTTCAGCAACTCTCTTTTTGAAACTAGCAGCAATGACTTTTTCTTGATTCTTGTTGTACGCATTTACTGTAGTTCGAGTATATGCAAGAGACTGTTCAGTAGTAAGCTCAGCACGCTTTCGCTTTAACCTGGTTTGTTCGGCCAACAACCTTGCTTGATTGAAAGCCTCGTAGGTCAGCAGTTTCTCAAACTCAGCAGGCTTCTCCTTGTCTTTAAGCTCTTCCTGCAACGCTTTTAACTCTGCTCCAAACGGAGTCTTTGAGTCTTTGCCCTTTTCCTTTTTTACCTTCTTCTGAAGCTCAACCAACGAATCGCGCAGCTGAAACTTAGCTGCAAGCTTTTGATCTTCAGTAATGCTTGCATCGTCAATTGCTTCAAGCTTCTCAGCAATGCTTTTTAACCCAGCATCATACGAGTTCTGCTGTTTAAGCAAGACAAACATTTCCTGACTACTCAACCCGTATTCTTCCGCAACTTCAGCAATCTTCTTGTAGTCTTTTTCTTGCTTTAATACGCCTTCAATCAGTTCATTACGAGCTTCTTCAATGCTCTTTTCGCCCAACAGACCTTGCTCTTGGAGCTGCTTCATGAAGTCATCGCTATTGAGCTGATCTAGCAATTGATCTACACGTCCAGATTGGCTAGCACGGATGCCCAAATCAGCCATTACCCTGGCTCGAATTTGATTGGCTTTTTCTGTATCGCCACTTTTCTCAGCCTTGGCTAGTTCTGCGCTTTCGCGAACCAAGGTTTCTTGCTGGCGAAGCAAAGAAGTCATAGCAGCATCTTGCTTCTTGCCCATAATGGACCCAAGACCTTGAAACACTCCTCCTCCAAGGAAACCCCAGAAAGCACTTTCATACAAGTGCGAGTCGTGGAAGTAATCGTCAAGACGTTCTCCAAAGCTTCCAGTCTCTACCCCTCTTAAATATTCTGCACGGGCCATGCCCTCGCCACTTCCCATAAAGTTGATTGACTCTTCTATGCCCTCTGTAGCAGCTTTGCCCACTTCAGTTAAGAATCCTTTGCTTTTCTCTAAAGCTCGAGTAGCACGCGTTCCTTTATCCAATCCAGCGGCTGCTTTACCAGCGGCTGCAGCTCCTACTTTACCTACACCTTGACCGCGCGTTACAGCTTTAAAGGGCTTAAAAATTGTACCCATTTGAAACACATCAAATACCAGATTCAACATGTTAAATTGATACGAACGCACTGCTGCTTGACCTCCGACATACGAAGCAAGCTCTTGCTTGTTCATAGGCGCTTTCTGATCGTGATCCTTGAGGTATTGATCGTACGCAACAGTCCCTTTAAAATCTTCTAAAGCCCGCCCATCTTGCATAAACTCTTCCTCAGCTTGGACAGCGACATCTACGCCTTCACGAATGTTTTCAGCGTGACGCATGCCATAACCACCTGCAACTGTTTGCATGGTTTTTTCTAGCCGCTGTGCGCGCACAGAAGCTTTCATAGCATCTGCAGTAACGTCAGCAGCTTCACCTGCAGCCTTACCTGCAACCTTTCCAGCTTTGCCAATGGTTTTTCCTGCTTTAACAGCCTTGCCAGCTTTACCTGCTGCAACAAGACCTCGAGCAGCTAGACTTGCACCTTTGGACACTGCCATACCTGGCACCAACATACTTACAGTGCTAAGAATATTGCCCAGATTACTGGCCCACCAACCAGCATCATTGAACGCAAACGCTTTGTCGCTATGCTTATAAATAGGAGTAGCGTCTCTTGCTCCTTCATTGATGGCTTCACCTAGCTCATAAAGAAAGTTCTTCTCACTGTCAACCAGCATACCTAAGGCTCCTAAGCCTTGAAGACTGCCCCCAACTACTTCGCCTACTACAGCTTGATAAATTCCATTGCCCCACTTTTCTGCAACGCTTTGACCACGTGCCCGCATAGCATCACGCGTGCCAAGGTGGGTAATGTACCCTGTGTAAGGGGCATACTTCTGTACGTCTATTCCTTTGACCTGCGGATTTTCGGTCATACGGCTTTGAAACATCCCTTGCTCTTGATAGAGCGGGTCTTGTTTTAAGCCAAAACGGATGTTGGATTTAGGCGTAAGCCCTGCGTCTTCCTGACGAGATTCAAAAGAAGAATCAGGAGTAGTGTTGTTTTCAGACATGTAGAGAGTTTTTCTGAATTGACCGGTGGTAGAGAGTGGTCAGGTTTTAGGTACTATGGTTTTGTTCTGCCTGCCTTTAGGCTTAGGATTCAAAGCTTCACCAGCCTTTGTAATCATATGAGAAATGGCATGATCTTTATGATTAAACTTTCGGTTGCCCACAGTGCCAATTATTTCTCCGTTTTCTTTTCTTACATAATATTCACCCTTTGGCTGGTCGTACATCAAGTACAAAGCACTAGTTCCTAATGCCGTTGCGTACTGAGCTTGAACTTCTTTGCCTGCAATTGGAATTGGCTCTTTACTAGATCCAACATCATTAACAGCTTTTTGAGCGCTAGTAAACAGCTCTTGCTCCCCAAAATTAAATGCCAAGGTGCTAAAGAGCTGTTGGTTTTCTCCCTTGTTCATTGACTCCTTCTTAAACTGATTGGCCATTTTTGCAGACAAGTCAGTATTGAACTGATTCAAATTCACAAGCATTGTTTTTTGAGGACCTGTACCTGTATCAGCGTGTTCATTAATGCTGATTTGAATTGTTCCTGGGGCTCCTGTTTTGTTTAAACCTGTCACTTTCATAGAACCCATGTCATATGTGCTCATGTCGTCTTTAGTCACTGGAACCATACGCCCTGAATCCATATCTTGCTGTAAAACAGCACCTTCCAAGTCGCCCGCTATAAACTGATTAAATATGGTTTGCGCAGATTCGTCTAAATTCAATTCTTTATTAAGCTCGGCTGGCAGGGTAACATATTTAGAGTCAATTGCGACATCTCCTGCTCCTTTTTTAATTAGGTTAGACATGTCTTCTCCCAACCAAGTACCCCTACTCCATCGGTATATTTCTTTTGTAGCATTTGCCATTTGTTTTTCAGTGAATTCGTCGGCATACGCTGCCTTAATATCCTTGTATATAGCATCTAAACCGTATCCTTGAGGACCGCCCTCTAATTCTACAGTTGCCATCTTCATCGCGCCTAAAGGATTAAATGCATCAACACTTTCTGCTTCCTCTGGAGTTAATTGTCTAAGAGCACCGTTTCCGGCTTGTCGTTGCATATCATACAACTTTTGATAACCCTCAGGCCCACTAAACAACTTTCTCATGACATTTTTAGATTGACCAGAAAGCCCCTTAGTCGTTTCTATCATTTCATCATAAATAGTGTTGAGCTGCGCTTTATAGTTTTCATCGGCTACTACATCTGTATGAGAAGCGTACTCTATAGACGGTGTATTCATACGCTCTTCTACAGCAAGAGCTTCTTCAAGAAAAGACCTGGCATCTGTGACCTTATCCGTTAATCGATTCTGCACCACAGCTTGAGAATCGTAGCTGTACATAGGAGCACCTGTTGCAGAAGTGCTGTATCCTTTTGCCAATTCTTTACGCCCTCCTTTAAGATCAAACATGTGGTCTTTTCGAGCATACTTAGATATGGCTCCTTGGACGTATTGATCAAAGAAGTATTGAGGCATAGCTGCAGCAATTGCTTGTTGCTTGGCCTGCGGACTAAGCCCTTCTAGCTGATCGCGCATACGGAAAGCCACTTCATCAGATACTTGCCGTTTTACAGCCTCGTCTGAGAGTACTCCCATGGCACTTTGCATAACGCGTTCTTGAGTAATAATCTCACCCTTGTCTGTACGGATTGTACCATCATCTTGAATCGTAGCAAATCCACTTTTCATGGCTTGAATTCCATCTACGCGCTCATCGACCAAGTCTCCCAGAACTTGCTCTTCATAGAAATTGATTGAGCCAAACTTGCGACCTGCAGCAGCACCTGCTTTTCCGTCTTCATCAACTTGTTCGTAGCTGTCAAGCAGTTGTTGGTACTTGTAGCGCTGTGGATCGGTTACATCCATTTCTGCCATTTCAGCTTCAATGGCTGCTTTTTGCTTTGCGTTGGCTTCCATCAACTTAAAGTCCTCATCCATCTGAGACCGCTGTGCCAGAGCCATTACTTTTTGAGTAGCATACTCTGGAGCTTCAGATATCTCATCAATCTGCTTTTCATACTCCGCTATCTTCTGACGCTTAAACTCTTCATCTACTCCACTGGCCTGTAATCGATCCATAGCCAGCTCAATCTCATTGCTTTTAGAGATGTTAGACAGCATACGTTGTTGCAACGTGCCAGCCGTCTGATTAAACTCACCAATAGGAGCCCCTGCATACGTACTGATGTAAGGGTTGACCTTGAACTTGTCAAAAATGCTCATAAGTTGAAGATGTTGGTTAGGTTCTGTTGCATGCGTTGCATCAAGTCACCGTCGTACTGTAAAGCAGATATGCCCATTTTTTGCAGATCTAAATTTCTGTTTTGATTTTCTCCGTATTGCTGGGACATTTTAGTACCAAGCCCTTGCGCTAAGCTGGCATTGGCTGCCTTACGCTCATTGGCAAAATCAAGTTGACGCTGTTGGTTCTGAGTAGCAATCTGCCGATTGACATTCTGGTTGTTTGCAATAGACTGAGCGTACTGATTTTGTAGTTGACGCTCTTGGTTTATTTCATTGGTCATGGTTTGACCCATCTGCTGTTGCTGTTGATTCCGTGCAGAACGCTTCATAGCTGCTCGAACTACAGGGTTGGAAATGTTTCTATCCAACGATGCTTCTTGAGCAGCTACGTTTTGACGAGCCCCAGCATAGACTGAATTGTAATTCAAGTCTGTGTTCTGCCGAGCCATCGTTTGAGAGGGCATATTAATTGGACCTTGCGTTTGATTCATCTGATACATTGAATACAGATCAGGCAAGTACTGTCCGTATTGAGCAAGCTTATTAGGCTCTGGAGCAAGCATATTCAAGAAGTCCTGCATACCTCCTTGCGGTTGTCCTTGAGTAGGTGGACTTGTAGCACCTACAGCCGCTGGATCTGACGCTGTTTTAATGGTAGCGTTAGGATTAGCTCCAGGGTTCATCACACCACTACTTGGTTGAACCGCTTGTCTTGCCTGCAATGGCTGCATTGACTGTGCAGGTTGTGCAGGTTGTGCAGGTTGTGGCGCAGAGGCAACAGCCGCTCCAGCTGTACTTGATGTACTTGATGCAGCTGGAGTGTTGACTGGGTTATGCGGTGGGTACTGCGTCCCATCTAACGGACCAAACCTTTGCACATTTGGTGCTGCGGTTTCATCCACACCTCCAGACATAACCTGAGAATTCATTGCATTGTTAAACTCTTGCAAGCTTGACCCTACCATAGGACGTTCACGCGGAAGCTGTTGCCCTACCGGAACTCTTCTAGGGTCTGGAGTGACTGTCAAGTTTGGCGGACCTATAGGACTGGTAGGCGCACTTAGCTGTGATTGAGATTGAGCAGCAGCAGCTTCTCTAGCTTGAGCATTGGCCATAAGCGCATCATACTCTTCTCGAGTTGTTGCAGCTTGACCAATAGTAGAGCTCGTGTTTTCTGGACCTACAACAACATCAGCCATAGGTGTACCCGCTTCGTCAAACAACAACATAGGACTGTCCCAAGCTGTGCCTGGAGCATTGTTACCAGCCATAACAGGTTGTCCTGTATTGTCATACGCAACAGGACCATCAACTCCTCCGATATGGACCATCCCATCAACTCCAACCACACCACCCTCAGCATAATGGGTTTTACCACCATGACCCATTGCAGGCTTATTGGATTCTTGAGTTTGGAACAGAGTATTAATACCTGCATTCATCCGTTCTACCCGACGACCAAAGTCTTGGATACCCACCATATCTCCGCGCCGTTTAGCATCAGCCAATCGCTTCTCATAAGAATTGAGCTTTTTGGACATGTCGTCCATTACAGCTGCGTAAGTCTTCTTACCCATTAGAGTTTCATTAGTTGTTTCAAAACATCAGCTGGCACGTGCAACTGATCAGAATAGATTCGTGCAGGTTTGTCTCCTGACATACCCACGCCACCGCTTTTGGCAATGTGCTTGTCGCCTTCAATACGAGCGATGGTTTCTGTAATAGGCTTAACGCTGCCGTTTCTGTCTGTTGCTGGAAGGTCTCCAGGAGCATGCTGAATCATCTCCCCACCCTCTGCGATATAGTCAGGCGAAGTCTGAACTGTTGGATGCGTTGGTCCTCCATGCGCACGATTGGTAATCATAGTGTTGGTGCGACCTTTTCCATCCTTACTACCAAACTCAGTACCCAAAGCTCTAGCAGCTCCATACAAGTTTCCGGTAAGCAACGCACCACCTACGCTTTTCCATCCAGAAAAGTCTGTTAATGGCTTGTCTTGGGCATTGTTAAAGTCGTAAGTATCGTACACCATGGTATCAGCCGGACGATCATTCCATGCTGGAATCTCTCCAATCATAGCTTGCCCAAACGTAGTTTTTAGGTTGTAGGCATCGCTGTAAGATTTTTTTGCAACATCTATGGTAGAGCTACCGCCACCTACATCTCCGTAAGTAGTTCCAGTGTTGTAATCACCATATTCAATGTGGTACTTGCCTTTTTCTAGATTGCGTTGGACAATAGCATCCATTGCCTCTTTTTCCGCTTTAGTGTAAGCTGGAGCACCAGGAGCTTTTCGTCGGTCGTATCCAGTAAGCTTTTCAAGCTGATTGTCAAATACATCTTGGACCAGCATAGATGCATTCAATGGAAGAACACGACCAAATTCCTTGGTGTTTGTAGCATTTTGATCATCCATTGGTTCAAACATTGAACTGTCTGACGCATCTAGGTAGTCAGTGTATGCTTGTTCCCACTCATCACTCCATTTGCCATCTGCCGGCATTTCAACGCCTTGCTGTCTTAAGAAGTTTTGAGCATTTATGATGCCCCGTGTACTGGGGTTTTTAGGGTCAGTCTCTCCTCCCTTAGCGTAGATCTGATTCTTGATTCCTTCTACAGGAAAAGTCTTAAGGATAGCACGACCTGCCAGTTGTTTTTGTGCAGACTCACGCGCTAAATCTGTTTTCTTAGTCAACTCTTCCGCACGCGCATTGGCTTCAAACTTACCCTTTTGCATGTACCCTACACCTGCACCAATAGCACCACCGGCAATCATACCTAATGGTCCAAGAGCTGCCCCCATAGCAGCACCTTGCATAGCGCCACCACCCATAGCTCCAGCTGTACTATAGTTGCCATCTTTCTTGTCAATCTCTTGAATAAGCTTACCGCCAATACCAAGACCTGCAGAAGCAAAACCTCCTGCACCTGTTTTTAGAAAAGATGCCAGCCCTCCATTCTGAATCCCTTGCTTGGCAACTTCAGTAGCTGCCGTAGGCAAAGCAGCTGTAGTGGTTCCTTGCCCAAGCTTGCCTAATAGGTCTGCAGAAGTTTTACTCGCAGAAGCTAGGTCTGCTCCTTTCTTAATTCCACGCGCAGTTTGTACCAACTGCTTACCAGTCATAATGCCTTGCTTAGCTTTTTCTAGCTGGTTTAGGCGAGTTGCAGCTTGATCAAACTCATTCTGCTGTTGCAGCTCTGGCATTAGCTGACCCATACCAGACCCTCCAGTCCCCATTTGACCTTGCAGATATGAAAACAATGCGTCGGGATTAAACCCTGGAGGAATGCCCCCAGCGTTCATCTTTTTAATCTTCTTCCTCATCTTCAGGAAACCATGGAGTTACAGTGAGTTCTGTACTGCTGTTGATTTGCTGTTTGACACGCTTGGACTTTTGTGGCTTAGCTTTTAACCTACCACGTCCCCTACCGTGCCGAGGATTGGGTCGACCCATACTTGTAATTTATATTACCTGTATGAAGTTCTAACCTTTGCTAGTGCCTCAATTAAATATAAGGTAGTTCCTGCACTTGGCAAAACGATTAAACGTATACCCGCATACCCACCACGAATGCGCTGTTGCGAGTACCAAGGCTTGTTTATATCTATTGTTGCTATAACATTTCCAGCTTGATCAAAGAAGGGATCTCCTTGGTTTGCATCAGGAACAAGATTTCTAAAATCATTAAAGTTCCAGCCCTCCTCTACCCACCTTATGTTGTCGTTGAGCTCTTTGACCCCACTAAAGCCACGATCATTGTATACAATAGCTTGATCAAACGTACTCGCATTCCAATCGCCTTCGCCTTCGGTACTACGCGTAGTCCATTGAAAGGATTGAAAGATCTTAGATGTAGTCCCGCCTTGATTGAAAATAGGCTCGATGTAAGCGCCTGCTTGATTGTCTCCTACGTTGATAGTAGAGAACCTAGCCCCTGTCCATCCGATTACGCTCGTTCGGTTGGTGGCGTACGCTTGCATGTTATAAGTGTGGTGAGAAGCCCAGCAATCATGCAAGATGCTGTAGCTAATGGTTTGAAAGTCTGTACTACCCTGTAAGCATGTAAGGATCACGCGATCAAACACTGGATCATAGCCGATGGCATAGCCGTTTAGAGTAAAAGGGCTATGTGTAGAGTTAAGGTCAATTGAGAACGACTCTCTAAAGTACTTGCGCATGCCTTTAGCGCTTAAGTCGCTTAGCTGACTGTCAAGCTTAAAGACCTTACCGGCTACTGCATCTACAAAGACATAGCCACCCTTGGTGAGCATAGCGTCAGAGTGTTTAGCCAGTCCAGCATAACCTTCTTCGGTAGGAAGTATATCTGTCGGTGCTGTGCGAAAGATGTCTCCACTTCCTACAAAGACTGAAGCAGCAGAGGTATCCAAGGTCTCTTTACCTGTGGTTTTAAATAGACCGTCAGTGTGGTGGATGATAAGCTCTCCGGCATAAGACTCGATGTTTTTAATCGGCCCTTTATTCAGCGCGTTGTCATAGTAGTCTGCTACAGCAAACGTGCGCCATTGTATTGCGTTGGATTCGTAGTTCTGCTTAGCACTGCGTGTGACGCGGTTTGGAAACTGACTAACTGGAGTATCGTTAGTGGTAGCAAAAGCACTTTTATCTACGTTCTTCTTGTAGATATGCCCTGGTATTTGTGCAGGGTTCATGATCTCTGGAGATCCTGCATAGTTTAAAGTCGATTCTGTTTCATACAGCAACTGCTGTTGCTCTAACAAAATATTGGGATCTGTTAAATCCTCAAACTCTTGAAGCGCGTAGCTATATGTGAAGTAAGCTTTTTTAATAACGCCGGTAGCAGGTGAAAGAGAGTTAGCAGCCGTTCCAGTTATAGACAATACACGATACCTGTTTGGAGTAATTACGCAATCCCCTCCCCAGCTAATACGACCTTGACTCGAGGTAAAAGACCGCTCTATATGACTGCATGCAACAAGCTCCTGCTGCTCTAGGTTATCATACCAATTGGCGGGTGTTTGAGAAACTTTCCAATACCCATTCTCAAACGAGGTACCAGCAGAAGCCATAGAAGGATACCCTGTCCATTTTTCATTCGGAGTAGTTCCAAATTTCAATTCGCTTCCTTCTTGACCACTCCCAAATACAGACGAACTAAAACCTGTATTGTCATTAAACACAGGGTCTGTAGAAAAGAAATGCCGGTTTTCTCGATTGTCATTGTCATTTTCCACTCCTGCAGCATTACCCGGAAGGTATTCTACTTGATCAATGTCATAGGTGGTCTGATTAACTGTAGGACTATAGTACCCATTGTTACCCCTGTACACACACGTAAGCTTTCCGCTATTGAACGTAGGCTTATTGGCTTCTAGATATACATCGTAAGAAACTGCAGAATCCACTACATCACCAAGCATGGTATAAGCCAATACATTGCGAGTATTGGCATTGGGCTTAGCATAAAAGAAGCTGTACCCTTGAATTAAATCTTGGACATCACTCGGAATGCTTACGTTTCGTCCTGCAATACCAATGTTAGCTGCAGCCCACGCGTTTGAATCTCCTGCGTAATGGTCCCAAGCATCATGCACTTGTTCCACTGAAGGCATAACATGCAAGTAACTGCCTGCCCCATTACTCTGGCTACCTAAAGCTCCATTTAAATAGACGCTAGAGTCAGAAATGGTATCTGGATTTTGACTCAAGTCTAGGGTAGGATCTGCATTACTTGCACCCGCAGAAATAGGATACCCTTCGCTCCACGTGCCGTCTTTGAGGAGAAAAGCAATGTAAAAAGCATAGGCACAACCAGGCATAAACCCCATTGCCGTGCCGTAATGTTCGGGACTGGACACACTGCGCTGCTTGTCAATTTCAGATACTAGGAAGTTAGGAAATGCCAACCCCCACTGCTTGTTCCACGCATGGTCATATTGAGGGGCACCATCATAGCGATGCTGTCCGTCAATGGTCCAATGCATGGTAATAGCATCGGCAATAGACTGACCGTCAAATGTGTCGGTACGTTCTAAACCCGCTAAGTACAGGCGGTCATCTAGTGCAGCTAAAGTTTCAGCTTTAGTATACCACCCAGGCGGGATCGTAAGCTGATCAATGCTGACATCTGTAGACAAGATTTCGCCATGCCATTTAAACTCCGACTCATTTGTAGACTGCTTTGCTAAGTAGTAACCATTGCGCACGCCATTGCGTTCATGAATGGCATAGATGCGATAGTTAGAATAGCTGGTATCGAGCCCTTGAAAGCGAAGTCCTATGGTGGTGTTAATGTCTTTGTTGTCTCTGCCATGGCCAATCTTGTAGACGCCATAGCTAGGAGAAAACGTAGTGATGTTGTCTAGGTCTACCTCATAAGCGATGAAGAAGCTATACGTTCCGTTAGGTATTGTACCTGTCAGATCTCCAGCCGTTGGGAGGGATATAGCGTTGGGAAAGTTGGCAGTTGGAAACAAGTCATAAACCTGTACGGCAGATGCGTTTAGGTTTGAGTATACCGGACGGTTAACTCCATCTGTCCAAACAGCAATGACATCACCACGAGCATCTTCATATGCAACGCCTTTAATGGGGTTGGCACCGCTCCAGCTATAACCTGACACGGTTTGAATCAAGGCGTAGTCGTCAGTGGTTACCATCACCAGGTCATGATTGCCTGATGTCTCATCATGAATAATGGCAAGCTGACGATCTTGAGGCAAACTGATTAGACCACACAGCGTGTTGGTGTTGGTGTCTTGTCCTAAGTTGTATGCCTGGTCTAAAGCTGGCACATTACTTAAAGCACCTTCAGTGCGCACACTCATCGTAGTGTGGTCTAGCAAGATGTTACGTGCGCGTCGGTAACTGTCTTGCGGCTGATCTACATGAGCAGTATCAGTACGGAGGCCCTTGTAAAACTTCATCTCTTCAGGCGCTCCTGTGATTCATTCCCAATAAAGAAATCTGAGTGACGATTGATGTTTGGCACCATCCGAACAAACATGTTCTTCATCGTCTCCATCTTGTCTATGCTCGGGAAACTCAGGTCGTTTTGAGCAGCTACACAGTAGTGACCCCACTTGGTATCGGCTACTTCCCAATTGAATACAGGATGGACAAAGCCTCCCATCATCATCTGTCGAATGATGTACCATTCTAGTGCTTGCTTTACGTAAATGTTGTCAGGGACCAAAGGGAACCCATCGGTATCGGTGAGGTATGCAGTGTAATACAGAGTAACCTCACCTTCCTCAAAGCTGGTTACCAGGTTGCCTCCGTTTAGGAGGTAATAATCGTTTGACGTACCTCGGTCTTTGGTAAACTTTAAAGTAAAAGCCGGTGAGCTGTGATCGTCCGTAGGTACTGTAGTGCCTACTGCTGAAGTATATACAGGACCACCAGAATTTCCGGGAGACGCAACGCGATGATCTGCAGTATAACCAGTGGTATCAGTGCCGTATACCAAAGCGCATCCATTATGCGCCACTTGAATGAGTTGATATAGGTCACAGGGCAAAGCGGTCTTGTGATCCTTAACTGTAAGTGCTGCAGCCTTATGATCAAAGACTCCGTGGAACCCAATAAAATCTAAAGCCTCTCCCAGCCATTCTATTGCATCCATTGTCCAGGAAGAGTCTCCTGGTTTAAGATCACGGAAGACCTTAGCAATGACAGCTTTAGAAGAGATGTGTAGGTAGTTCATGACGCGTAGTTGGTTGCGGCAAACGGGTTGCTTCTTAAGCGTTCCACCAATTTTTTCTTCAATCCAATCTTCCCTCCTGTAGGCTGAAACTTGTACACTGACTTGTTCTTGACTTGAGCCTTACGCTTCTCCCAATTCCACCGGAAGTAGAAATCATCTGTATAGTAGACAAAGCCTTTCTTCTCTCCTTGCTCTTCCCACATCAAGTGAGTCTCGTTCCAATTGATCACCTTGCTTTTAGGCGCTCTACGAATCTTCTTAATGAAGATGATGCCAAGCCTATGACCGAGGTTAAACACCTCTCCATCTAAGATGCGGTCGGCTACTTTGACATTGAACTTCTCTAGTATCGTTCGATACAAAGGGTAAGTAATGTCTGTGTCTGGGTTCTTCTTTACAAACGCCTGGTACATGTCCTTTGCACCATAACGTTGTTCATTCAATTTCAATTTGCCCATTGTCTTGTAGAGAGTCTGCTTGAAGTTGTCCTAGGATGGCTTCTGTAATCCGCTGAACCATGTCCATAGAGATTGGGTACTCAGCGTCGTGATCTAAACAGCCTAACCCATCGACACCTTCTTCGCCGCCGGTGGCAGGAGATTCACACGCCATGCGTACTTCAAGGCACATGGGAGCTCCTTCCGTTACGTAGAGGTACCTGTCCTTAAAGAAGTACTTAGGCTGACCTGCAGTCCACTTAGAGCTCAATGCATACACAACCTGTTCGGGAGTAACGTATTGATAGCTTAAACTGCCTCCTACAGCTCCGACATAGACAAACCCAGTCTGCCCTTTTAGATTGATCGGAGCACACAGCTTTTCCTTGCTTTTAAGAATCTTACACGGGAGGCTTACTCCACAAGCTTCTACTGCAGGAACCCATTCCATATCGATGATGCGCGTTTGAATGACAGCATCTGGAATGCTCATGTTAGACTGAGCATCCCGACGCAAGAACAACGCCCGGAAGTATTCAATTTGAAACTTCAAGCGATTGATAAACACAGTGTCTGTGTTCTTGTCTGCAGCGCCTGCGATGTTGTATGCGATCTGGTTAAGAGTTGGCATTGCGCAAGTCTTGAATTTTTTCTACTGTCCGACCCCCGAAGTATGCACCAAAGGCCAGCAGTGCAAGAGATTGAATCATATCCGTATATGACTGTGGTACATCAAATCCCCACGAGGTCCATCCATCAAGAAAGGTGAATAACACAATTGTACCTAACAGCGTAAGCAGACTAAGCGGACGAACCAATTTGGTCAAGCGCTCTGAAGTCATGTTGTCGCTTTGCCACCGCAGAGTAGTGTTTCGTTCTACATCTGTCTTGTACTTAAGCATCATACTCTCTAACTCATAATGCTTCTGGTCAGAAAGAATTTTAGCTTCAAGCACTTCTGAAGCAATGCTAGCAACAGCACCGCCTCCTGGAATAGCAGACAAAGCAGCAGTAGCAAACTTGCCTAAAACATCTTTGTTGTCAGAAAACCACTTTACCAAGCGACGTTCTGACCACTCTTTTTTATCGGTCATAACTGAAGGGTTGAAACAGGGTTAGACAAAGCAGCGTTGCCTGTAGGCATTACATTGATTACAGCACTGCAGACACAAAACCCCAGAATAAAATTGTAGAGCAATTCTTGTCCTACACGCTTCATCCCAACTTCATTGAAAAGTTCATAAAGGTCAATCCCCCTTTGCGATCAGAGGTGTCATAGAAAAAGTCATATACCGTGACACGGCCTAAACGCAACTTGACTTGAAACTTGTCAGATTGCTTGTTCGCGTTTTTCCACCCGTTAATGATGTTCATGGTTGAAGTAGATATGCCAATGCGCGCAACCATTCTTGGGCTGCCTCATTGTTTGTGAAATACATGGCTGCAATAAATCCGGCTATCCGGGCGCTGTACTTCTTAACTAGCTCTTCAGTTTTACGCTTTGGAGCTTCTACTTTACTAGAGTCATAAAGACTTAGAATAATGTAAGTCTTTTTAGGATCAGTTCCTAACCAAGTGTAATGAACAGTAGATGTTACTTTATTCATTACTCAACAGGGTCAATGTCAGGTTGCCAAAAGTCAGTCGCTATTTCAGATAAAATCTCACTATGAGTAAACTCATAAGAAGCGCTGGGCAAGTAGGAAATGCTGAACGGCATTGACCCATCGTACTTTACGATAAACCGAGTGCCGTCAAGAGAGTACTTCAAGTAGTTAGGGTCTTCCATGACTTCACTGAAGTCTATGAGCCCAATGTCTACAGACCCTACAATGACATAGTTCCTATTGTCTTGACCCCGCATATCTTAAAAATTTTCAGGATTTAGCATGTCTGGACTAGGAATCCATCCCGCAGCATCAGCTTCTTCTTCTGTCAACTGCACTGAAGTTGTAGGGATAAACGTTCCAAACGGAACCGACCCACCACGATTGGCGTTAATGTATGCCGACAGTTGGTCCTTTTCATTTTGAGGAATCTCAGGCATTAGTGACAGCATAACCGTAAGGTCTACTTCAGGATGAATTCGAATCATATCTGCAGAATCGGTAATCAGCGCCACTTGATTTGTTACAGGGTGTGTAATGGTTCCGTAATACATCAACGTAACGTCATCGGGATTCTTCATTGAATCAGGTCTGCGAAGGCTATACACTTCAGTGTTGATTGCAATAGCCCTTTCTTCAGAGGTCATGTCTTCTGTAGCTTGTACAGGCAGATAAATTTTTGCCATTATGAAATTGAAAAGTGGGTCGTCATATTGCTTTCAATAGACGAAGCGTTACTACTCTGATTGCTACTAGAATCTTGCCACATTATAAACTCTTGACAAGTACCTTGGAATGGAAGGATTAATCCTTGGTATGCACCAATACAAAACTCGGTTACTGCCGACCTATTTAAAGCAGTCCCCTCCGTAAGAAATGACATCAACAACTGATTGTTGTTATAGAATGTGCTTTTATACGTTGATCGAGTGGTAATTCCTGAAAAAGCAGCAGAGCCATTTTTTCGATACCGAGCCCACTCGTTAGTGTAGTCTCCGTTGTCTCCATTAAAGCCATCCATAAGGTGCTTGTCGTTCCCGCTTAATCCAAGGTCGGCCCAGTATCTGTTATCATCCTGAGTGGCTAAAAACATTTGACCATTTGCAGTCGTGCCTTTCCTCACGGCAAAAACAGAGTAATAAAGGCTAACGGCCATGTTAGCATCAAACTCTAGAATCTTAGCGTTACCTCCTTCCCCAAATTCAATAGCGGGCTCTCCATTTTCAGTAATTACTACTCCCGCCTCTGCTATTTTAGGCAGGGTAGTGTAACCTGAGTTTGCCGCATCGTTTGTCCCGCCTACGCTAGCTTGATCATACCATTTTACTACGTAAGCATCATAGTTAGTTCCTGACGGGTTGTTACACGCAGTTACAATGGCAGCCGTGTCTAAGTCTCCGTTAGCGTCAAACCCAATGTCGTATTGTGGATCACTAGAATTTACAGTACCTACTGAGGATGCGCTATCTACTACAATACGCATAGATTTAGTAGCAGTGTTTGCTAACTGTCTCACGGAGTATGCTACGGCAGCCCCTGTGTAGGTAGCAAGCAATCCAGACGTAGGCGTACCGAAGTTTCCGATTTGATAGTGAGCGTTGATGTTACCTTCTATCGCGCTGCGGTTGCTGGATTGGTCAGCGTTCCAAACTAAAAGCTCTTGCAGGCTTCCATTTAGACTAAATGCATTAGGACTTCCACCTACCCTAAAACCATTGCTTGAAGTCGCAATATCCCCAACTGTTGCGGTAATAGTTTGCAAGGTTCCACCGTCAATACTTACGCCTAAATTTGTTCGGTCATAGTGTAGATGCTGTAATACTTGCGTGTCAATTGTTGTGCCTACGTCTACGGTTCGCATAGCCTTTGCTGTATTTCTTATTCGGCTGCGGTAAAAACCACTTTGCATGGCATGAGATACAAAATGACGTGGAAAGGAACCTGGATAGCTTCCGAACATTCCCCCGTCTGTTCCCGCATGCACTGACCAAATACCTATGTTGGTAAAGGTTGCAGTCAGATTTACTGCGAAACCCATAGTACCATCAAAGTCTAAAGCTGGCTTGCCGTTCTCTGTAATCACAGCCGACCCGTCATAAATCTTGGGCTGACTGCCTGACGTGCTTTGCGTAGCGTTGTTGCTGTTTCCAGATTGGTCCGTCCAAGTGACCACAAAAGCGTTTGCACTGCCTGCGAAGGTGGCGATAGCTGAAGAATCTAGGTCTCCGTTTGAGTCAAAGCCAATGTCTAATTCTGCATCGTCGCTGTCCCTGCGAACACGCATGAGTATTGTGGTAGCGATTGCAAGGCGCCGCGTAGAGTAAGCCGCCGCCGAACCCGTGTAAGTGTCTAGAATACCTGAAAAAGAGGAAACAGATATTCCGAAGCTCGCTGCTTTTGCGTTGTACAGCGCGGTCACTTCAGCTTGACTAAGCACCTTGTCATAGATGGCAACTTCGCTGATGTCTCCATTAAACTCAAACGACGAGCTTGCGTCGGCATAACGCGCTAAACACAATTTGTTCGTGTTGTTTCGGTTCTGACCTAAAGTCCCGCCGCTATAACTAATGACAGTCGTAGAGTATTGAGTACCGTCAGCATAGACAAAAGCAGTAGCAGTAGACTCATCAACTGTAATGACCACTTGGTGAAAGTCCGTTGTGTCGTTTATAGCGGTTAGAAAGTCTGAACTGCTTGGTGTTATGTCAACAGTAGCACCCGATTCTCCGAGCCGCAACATCATGCCATTAAAATAACCGCTTCTAAGCGTCCACTTCCAACCTGGAAGCGCGTTGCTATTAGACGACTTACTTGCGATAGAATAGATCGGTGTGGTACTTGACGCGCTTAACAACCCATCCAACCTTACCCAAGCCTCGAAGCTGTATGCACTGGATGCCCCAAATATCTGCGGCCCGTTGCTGTTGTTTACAGCTATGTCATTGACACCATCAAAATCAAAGTGATCTGGAGTGCCCGAAGTGAAAACGGGTCCGTTGGTCAGAGTCATATCATAACCTCCCGACTTCAAATCAGACCATGTCGTTCCTGATCCCCCGTAGCTTGAAGCATTTTTTGCGTCATAGAAAACAACAGGCGCAACCGTACTTGAAGGAGCGGAAAGACCATTAAGGCTTGCTATGCTTGCTTTAGCAACGCCATTCATACCCCCTATCGAAGAAAAAGCAACCCCGTTTACTTTGCTTATATCAGCCATTAAGCAATCTCGATATAGTCAGGTGACGGGTTTATGTAGATGTAAGAGCTAGACAAGACGTAACCTACAACTCTTACATATTCACCAGGAGTTGAAGGAACGGTAGTCGTTACAGTACCTTCTGTTGTTCCTACATACAATGTGTCTCCAGCTGAAAATGCATGAGCGTTGCTTGAGTGTATGCCTTTGACAAGAAGGCCATCAGTAGCTGACGAAGTCCCCAATGCAATGCCAAACAAACCTTTGGTGTTAGCTTCGACATCTGCGTCAGCAGTGACCCAGCCAGAAGAAGTATGAACGTAAAATTTGTTCTGAACTAAAGTGTCACTTCCAAATTTCACGACCTCGCCTTCCCAAGTGTTGTTGGCATAAGCACTGCTCCTAGTGATAATTTCTATTGACTGACCGTCTAGTTCGTTAGTAGACCCACCACTAGAAGGAATGTCTGTCCAAGACCCGCTAGAGTTCTTGAACTGCATAGTTCCTGAGTTATTCTTAAAACCTGCATCACCTGCCGTGGCTGCTGCGGTTCCTGATGGAAAAACATATAGCGTACCATCGTCGTCAACCTCTAAGTGTTTTGCTATACCCCCTCCCTCTGGCTCCGTAAAGATTTGTAAGGACGTGCCGTCAGTTCCAATTTCAGCCATCCTAAGCAACACCCTGGAAGCATTGCCGTTTGTTGTCATCTCTAGGCCTGGAAAATCACCAGAACCACCTTGTAGTGACAGTCTTCCGTCTAGACCCGTTCCCTTAATATTAAAGGCCCTAAGGCTGGCAGGAGATGCTCCAAAAAGAGCCGAACTTGAAGTAATGCTGCTTACCCCAGTTAGCGTCTTAGAATTTAAGTTAACATTTGAAGAAGCCCCTGAATAAGGTATAAGGCCATTAAGAGTGGTTTGCAGAGATGTGATTTCAGATATTGCGTGGCTATGAGCGGCAGGATTAAATGTGCTAGGAACTGAGGTCAGGCTTGCATACGACCCGTCAAACAACGACGGTTTTCCTGTTAGGTCTGCGTATGCACCACTAAACAGTGATGTATCTCCCTCTAACGCCGTACCCGACGTTGTTCCAAATCCTGGGAAAGTAACCTTAGCTGTGTTCGCTGTAATCTCGCTTGCTTGTCCTGAGCTTATGCCTGTCTTTGCAGTATTTGCCGCAACATCTGTGTTGGCAGCAACTGCAGAGTCAAAGTCACTGATCGTTGAAGCAAGTTGTGTTCCGGTGTGGTTAACACGTGCCAGCAAGTGGGCGTCCGTTTGGTTCGCTGTCGCGTTGTCTGCAACCCCAGCAAGCTTGTCGAACTGAGCGTCCGTAAAAGCTTTTGTCTCTGCCTCGTAAGAAGTCTTAATCTCAGCTCCCGTCTGGTCTGCAGTAGCTGCGGCCTCAACGCCATTCAACTTGGTACGCTCAAGGTCTGTAATAATGGCTCCACTGCCTGCATCGCTGACATCATTGTGCGTAGTGACCAAGCCGTCCGCACTCACTTTAGCGGTGTTGGCAGCAACATCTGTAGCAACATTAACTCCGTCAACAGTTCCTGAAACCACAATGTCTCCTGTCACATTTAGTCCTGATGACGTATCTAGAGTCAACGTAATCTTGTCTGAATTACGAGCAATACTCAAACCTGTCCCAGCCTCTAAAACCACGTCATCAGTATCACCAGTGCTTGCGGTCAAACGGATTTTCTCTTCATCTAAATTGTCTCCATCTACACAAGACACCGTGTATGTAGGACCTGCAGGACCTGTATTGCCTATTGGACCTTGAACACCTTGTGGCCCTTCAGCACCAACAGGACCAGGAATGGCCTCTAGGTAATTGGTGACAGACAAAGGGTTGATCACCACGGTATTGTTTGTGATGACTCCTTGCACCACAACAGCGTTAGGTGCTGGACTAAGTTGAGTAATGGTTAGACTAGACATTAGTACGAGCTATTGGCTACGATTTGAAACTTACCTTCAACCAGTCGAGTGTTTAAACTTGTTGGCGCACTTCCCTCTAAATCAATGTAGTAGATTCCTTGACTAAAAGGAATAGAGTTTATAATAGTCTTGTTAAGGTCAATCTTAAACTCACCGTTTAGAGCGTCTGTAATCAACAGCGTCATAGGATTAAAAGAAGCTTCAGTAGTGACCACTCCTAGAGGATCTGCAGTGTTGCTTTTTAAAGTCAAATACACAACAGTGTCAGTCAAGTCTAACGGCTGGTCTGCATCATCCTTATAAGTCATAAGGATAACCAGGGCTTCGTTTTTTTCAGCTTGGATATTGTACTTGCCTGCAGCCATTACGTAAGTGTTATGTCGTAAACATTGGGCTTTCCAGCGCCGTTGTTTTCAATAATTGTTATACCACTAGAACTTGACCATCCGTTAGACTCGCTGTAAAAATTTCCTGTAAAGAGAGGTGCTACACTCAAAGCTCGATAGTTAGCTTGATCCCAGTGGATGGTGTCTTCTGTACGGAATTGCTTTTTACTCCGGCGACTGTGCCAATGCCCTCCTAGCAGCATATTGTAATTACCCTGAACCCCATGCTCCCAAAAGACTTTAGTCATATCGTTTTTCGTAATACCCTGATGGTTGTGCGACATGATGTATTGAATACCATCAATCTGTTTAGAGAGGATGAGCGGATCCCACTCTACAGCCAACATCGGATTACTCTCTTTCAGCATAAAAGACAAAAGCTGAGCAACGCCGCCTTTCGCATCGAGGTCGGTCTTGATGCTTGTTCGATCATGATTTCCGCTTACTATGCTAACCGCAGAGAGGTTGTGGACCTTATCCATAAAGTCCCGGAGGATCTTGTAAGCCAGAATTACGATATTGGAGCCATAGCCGCCGTACTCGAGTTCTTGCCAGCTGTTCGGATGGTTCAAGCCGGTAAAGCTTTCAATGAAATCCCCAAGCATTACGATCTCGACGGCTTCGTATTGAAGTCTATTCATTTGCCTCGCCGCCTGGTCCAACCGGTCAATGATTACATCGTACCCAAAATCATCAGTCAGCTTAAGTCCTTGGACTTTGCTGCCTATATGAAAGTCTGCCAGAACTAAAACGCCGGTTCCGCTGCCTTTGACTATGCGCGGTTGAAACTCTTGAATACTCTTGCGATAAGATTCTAGAAGAACCTCCGCAGTAGTGCTGTGCAGGGTTTGTCGCGGAGTCAGCTTGAGCTTGACTTGGTAGTTTGTCGAGTCGCCTGTATCCCAGCTATTGGCTGTCCAACTGGCAACTTCCCACTGAGTGGTATCTACATCAAAGAACTCAATTGCTTCTTCTAAGCTGCTTATGCTTCGAGAGCCTCGGTAAGACAACTCTTGCTTACCCCCTGAATCAGTGCGTGACACCTGATGGTGCATGCGATGCTGAGGGTTGGTACTGGCTGCTTTGTACTCAGAGATCTTGCGCCGTAGAGTTCGGTGCTTCAGTTCTACTGAATCTTCTAATTCTAAAATCATACTGGCCAACTTGCGATTGCTGTCGTTTGGCCAATCAGCGACGTATCGCTTAATGATATCTGTTAGTGTCATGTGAGCTTTAAGCTCACTTTAATATAAGGTATAAAGCCTTACGGGTTTAAGATATCCTGTGAATTGATCTCATTAACCTTCAACGACAAGCTTCCCTGGGCCTGTTCAATGTCTGCCAAGAGGCCAATCATAAATGACTTTTCCGGCAAATCAAGTTTTACTACGGCTCGTGCAGATTGAGCAACTTGACTTTCAGCGTAATGGTCTGCGCCTGGATACATCAACATCCGCAAATCTCGCTTGTGCCTTGCATAAAGTCATGCAAAACAGTTACATCCGCATTCACATCAGCTAAGAACGTAGTGCTCAACGTTACCCCTTGATCGGCAACTTTAGAATAGATCAACTGCTGCATGGCTTTTGCCTTAATGTAGTTGTCCATTACACTTCGGTTCATTTGGCATGCACATTGGGTATCCAAAAGCTTTTGTGCAAGCGTAACCATAGCCTCTTCAATGTCAGGCATCATGATTACGTACTGCTGCTCTATGTCAGACCCTTGAGTAGCTGAGAAGTAGTACACGCCCTGCTCAATGGTTGTACGCGTGAATGCAATGGTTTCATCTAAAGCATTAAAGAACTCTCCGTTGTCTGCAGGGTAAGTATCATTCTGTACTAGCAGAGGTGCATTCACTACAAACAACGCTTGAGTGCCTGCTAAAATGTATGTTTCGTTTGAAGCCTGCGCACTGGTTTGTGAGAAGTAATCCCCGTTGGGAAAGACGAATACAAAGTTGGGTGCTTGAAAAGAGTCTTGCGCCTGAATGTGCAGTGACCCTGTAATCGAAGTGGTGTTTTTACTCCACCGAGTGTATGTCTGTCCCATTGTAGATTAAAATAAAAAGGGGCAGAGTCTCCCCCACCCCCTTTGCAATTGAAAACAACCTTAAGGTTTATACAGTCACGTTTCCGAAAGGAAGAGCAAGACCAGCAGGAACCAAGATTTCAAACGTCTCTACGTCTTGGTAGCTGTTAGCCGTGTTCTTGTCAAACTTGACCTCACTCACTTTTGTGAAAACGTGCAAATCCCAAGTGCTAGCACCTGAAGCAGCTGCGTTTGCCTCAGTCAACGCTACAGCTACATCCGGCTCAATTACAGGAAACTTGATCCGGTTAGTACGTCCGTACTGATCGGTAATGGCATCTTTCAAATATGCCATTGCAGTCACTGTAGTGTAACCTGCAGGCAGCGTTGCTGCAGCTGCAGTCAAAGCAGCACCATCGCTTGCAGCGACTTTAGCAATCACACCCAAGGGGTATGTTACTCTAATCGTGTTGTTTGAATTGTCAAGCGTTGCTGTGTACGTCTTACCATCTCCAGCTTCCAAGGTAGAATTTTGGATAACAGTTTGAAGATCAGCCAAAGTTGCAGCTGTGTAAGTCCGGCGAGGAAATGCCTCACGACCTTCAGTCATGTCAATAATCAAGATCTCAAAGTCGCCAGTAAAATTACTAGCTACAAGAGCACTAAAATCAACATCTGTGTAGCCTGCAGTACCTAGATTGTACTCATCATCAACTTGATTTGAAGCATACGATGAAGTAGTGTTTACTTCATCGGATGTAATTTCTGCAGCAGGTACGCCCATTTCCTCGAGGGTAATGGGAGCTGCTTGGTTTTTAACGTTGACACATTGATCCAGCTTTGCGGTTGGACAGATCAACACAGTGCGTTTGGTGTTAGCCATGGTGTAGAGAGTTAGGGGTTATTCAGAAGTGTTTAGCTCGTTGGTGTTGCTCTGATAGCGTGGCGACTCAATTGCTTCTAAAATGTTTTTGGTAGCAATGTCTACTATCTCTTGATGAGTATGCTCCGCCAACTCGCTGGTCTGATTTAATTGTAAGTCAATTTCCTGAGGCACCCTAATGTAATCGAGTGAAATCCCTTCTAATATGAAACTTTCGTTGTCTTGAAATACCTTGATATCCAACTGATTAAGGATAGCCAGGGGTGTACTAACCTGACTTCGAGCAAAAGGATCTTGTTGTAGAAAATAAACTTCACTGTTGTCTACAACCCTAACAGGTACAGTATCTGCCGCACTAGCTAGGGTTGCAGGTTCACATGCATCCTTGCGGATCTGAGCCCTGATGTTGACCATGTACATGTAGTCTACAGGCAAATCATATACCTGAAACTCTACACCAGCTGAAGCAGGCGCTGTATCTACATAATCAATTGCAAGGATTTGACGCAAGTCGTCTAACCGTTTTTGATTGGCTACAAACCCCAATTGCTTTAGGTCTGAGTGCGCAAAAGCCCGGTCTTTAATAAACCGCTCTTGAGCCCTGTTCAACCAAAAGTCAATCTCGTCTGCTAAAAAGTTGTCATAGGCATAGCTGCCTACTTTTTGCAAACCTTGATCTATGGCGTAGTGAAGTTCTTGAACAGTCACAGTTCCACGTAGATCTGTGCATCAAACTCAATCTGCGGAAATGCAGTTGCCAAGTAGTTTTCTGCAAACGTTTGGAAAATAGGATTCAGCGTAATGACCATACGCATGTTTAACAAGTCATCAACAGTAGAAAAACCATTTTCGCGACTTGTGCCAACAGTCAACAAGCTTGCACGCTTAGTGTCCGGGTAAGTGATTTGAAAATTGCTACTTGTATCAGGAGTTACAGCGCCCCCTGAAGCAGCTCGAGTTACATTCAAACTCATCAAAGCCGCATTCACAGGCGTCCACTTAGCTGCTATGCTACTGATGTCTTGAGTTCCAGATTGAGCTCCTGCACTTGGATCATGAAGGAGGTACAAGGGAGAACTTAGATAGTCTCCTATGTACAACCAGTGCAAAGTATCCTTTACCGGAGGTAGCCCTTCTAGAAAAGCTCTAAGCTCTATCTCTGCGGCTGTACCGCCAGATGCTACCCAAGTTCCTGTAGCTGCTTGAGACAAAGCGTCTCCACTTAATCCGTTCCACCCGACAGTTCCTGAGTGAGTCAAATCATTGAACTCAGTGCCCCAGCTTGCACGCATTTTAACAAACACTTGTCCAGGCAACACATCTGAAGATAATTTACCTACAAAAGGTCCTGTAGAGTGCGTCCACCGCTCAGCGTACTGAGGCGCTTCTGAATGCAAGCCTCGCGTATTGATGTCATACGGAAAGCTATTTTTGCTGTCAAACCGCAGCTCAAACGTGGTAGGAACTTTAGAAAAATCTGTATAGAAAGGAGCTAAAGCTATATCGTATTTTCCGGCTAAAGACGTGGTGGTCTTTAAGTCCATTGTGTACGGCGACAACCCTGTATCAGAACTTTCTGAAACAGCCCCTCCTAACTGAGTCCAACTGTCAGGACTGGTCCAAGTGTCTAGTGTTGTAGCCGTGTATTGATACACAGCTTGTGACTCAGTTCCAGATACACATGCCAAAAACCCTAAGCAACGTTGATTGGATCTTTGATTAAAGACATCACTTAAGGTGTCATAAAACCCAATTCCCTTGACGTTGTTAGCTGACAGGTCTAGAAGGTTATGCTCTGCAAACTGACTGGTTGCAAGAGTGTCAACGAGATTAATAGGCATGATTTACGAGAAGTTCAAAGTGAGGGTGTCTTCCACGAAAGAAGACACATTAACAAAACGATACAAATTGTAATCCTGATTGGCATCTACGCTAATCATGTTTAAACCAGCAGGTCCTATAGGCAAAGAAACATTTGAATACACTTGACTAATCCCACCTGACACCACATTACTCCCTATACCTGAAATACTTACAACCTCCGGAGTTCCTGTGTGATATGTGTTTGACGGCACGCACAATACATGAACTTGGGATGCAGCATCCACATACCCTTCATTGTTAAATGGCTCTCCGTCGTAATTAGCTTTGCTCTGTAAAGTCTGCTTGGTACACTGAATAGTTCCCAAAGTTGGAATTACAGTTGAAACAGCCGATGGCGCATTTTCAAGGTATATCACCAAGCCTGTCCACTCAGCGTCACTAAGATTCAACACAAACGCGGGCAACACATGTTCCATTTTTACCGTGTCAGTTTCAGATCCTCCGCCCAGCAAATTAGCAGAAGCAGTAAAGGTTACCGTTTGAGATGTATTGGCGCCTCCAAAGGTGAACGGAAAGTCTCCTGATGCATTTGCCCCCATTGAAACCTGATTGGCAACAACTACTAGAGATGTAGTAACATCAAAATCACCTGAAATTTCAGACGTTGTAGTATTGACTGTTTCGTTCTCGTCTACGTTATATGTAGTACCTCCCTGGATTACGCTAAGTGAATTAACAGCTGGCTCAAAGCTCTCTGGGCTTACCAAGGTTACATCATACGAAGCAGCAATAACTTCTGTACCGGCTTCAAACAAGAACGTCTGACCCAGACCCGAAGTAAGCAAAACATTAGTTGGGCTAAAAAGCTCTAACCCTTGCAGTGAAGGAGTTGCAGTAGCGCCGGTGCAAATGGTGCGCAGAACTTCTTCTAAGCTGGTTCCTGCTTCAAACACCTGGCCTTCACCTGCAGCCCCTACGCCCCCATCAAAGGTTACCGTAAGGTCTTCTTCTAAAACCCCAGATCCACCCCCTGCAGAAAGGTTGGCTAGAAAGTCTGCCAATTGCGGTGACTCTACTTCAATCCGACCAGAGTCGGTTTGAAAAGAGCCTTTAGTGCGTCTACGTCGATTCATGATTGAAAGGCTTGAAGTTTGGATTTGATGTCTTGTAGCATGCCACTGTTGCGCTTAAGCTTCAGAGCACGAATGGTTTGTTCCATGTCTTCTCCCAGAACTTCATCACCATACAAATAGGTGTTGCCGCTTTTACGCAAAACACTGCAGTCCAAACACTCTTTAATCAAAGCGATTGTCTCCAAGTCTTTGTCGTTGGCGATACGGATAAATTCAGCAGGATCTGCTTCCATCATTTCTTCTAACGCCAGTTCTTTTTGGTCTTTGGTCAAGTCAGTTACAGACTCCCCATTGGCTTTCATTACAACGTCCATACGGGCTTCATCCTCACAGATTAAGATCAAGTTCTTGTAAGCATCCTTACGCTGACGCGTTTCAGCCACACGCTCTTGCTCGTCTTGCTTTGGATCAAAGAAGTAGTACCGAGTACCGTTGATGTCCTTGTCTTCTTCTTCGGCTACGTGCGGGTGGTTAATCGCAAAACGAAACTTGACGTAATCCATAGGATTATTAGGACGGCCATCTTCCTCAGTTGAAATGTCAAACTCCACTCCCTTCTGAGGAACTTCAATGCTCATCTCTGCATAAAACCTACGCACTGCGTTGTTCCATCCAGGATCGTTGTTCTCCATACCAATGATGTGAGGCAGGATAGACTTTTGCTCTTGAAGGCTCAATCCTTTTACAAGGTTGCCGTTCTTGTCAAAGACACTACCTACACGACGCTTAGCGTCTACATATACGTCATCGGGCAAGTTTGTGGTGTTGTCACGACGCAACAGGTAAACAATCTTTTCGCTCATTACTTATTTATATGGTTGGGGGTTTCTACGTAATTCTTGGGGCGTGCAGCCACCTTTGTTTTGTTTGACTGCACGCGTGTCCCCTGCCCTAGAGAATTGAATCTTACGCCTAGAACAGCTTCCGGCAGGTTGCGCTTTTCGCAACGATGTCCGTTAAACTTCTTCATCCACTACAGCTTTCGCACTCTTCGGGATTGTCAATGTTGCAGGTCAGCTCTCCGCTTTCCATCTTGTCTTCAGTCTTCTTAACCCGTTTTGGATTCAAGAAGCTGATGTCGTCTTCCTCGTTCATCCTTTGCGAATACGACGGATAGCAGCCTTCTTACGAGCTTTGCTGGCCTTGTTAGCAATAGACTTAATCTCGCGATTAGACTTAGCCAAACCGCGTTTAGCCTTGCTTGCTGTTTTACGACTAGCACTAGTAGCTTTACGACCGGTCTTCCTTTTTGCAGCAGCGGCCTTACGCTTTTGTGCAGGTGTTTGAGTTGGCTTAGCAGGAGCCTTTGCCAGTTTCAACGTAGGCTTTTTTCCAGAAGACACAGGGCCTGCTTTCTTAGCAGTTGCCTTTTTAATAGAAGCGTCACGCTGCGGGCCTTTACCGTATGCAGAGTTAATCTTGTTCTGAACCCGATTGTATTCAGGAGTGCCTTTGGTCAATTTATTACGACGAGAAACTAGCGAATCAAGATTGCTAACTTTTTTCTTGGCTGATGCATATGCGCTTTTAGGCTTAGGAGGAGTTTTAGGCCGAGACAAATTAACCTTCCCTGCTCCTACAGTGCCTTTACCCAAAGCTTTTCTAACTCCTTTAGCATTGATATTGGTTGCTGCAATGGTTTTGCCAGCAGCTTTCCCTTTAGCCACTTTAGCTTCTGCTGCTTTTTTGGCTTTAGCGGCAGCGCGTTTTTTAGTCAAAGCTGCATTCTGCTTTTTGATCTCAGCTTCTGCTTTACCTTTTAGCTCTTGCTGCTTATCCCGTTCGTACCGGTTTTTCGGTGCAGGACGAGTACTTACTGGAGAAGTACCCCCAGCACGCATAATGCGCTTCTTGGATTTCTTAGATGTTTTGTAGGGCATGACTTAGCATTTCCAACGTCTTCGTGCTTGACGAATACGTGAGTTAGGATTATTACGAGTTTTAGCGCTGCTTCTTTTAAGCTGTCCCAGTGAGCGAGCGCAATACGACTTGCGGCGTTTAGCCGATTTTGATCCCTTCTTTACTTTACCCGTAACAGCTGTTTTTAGCTTGGACCCTGGGTTAGCTCTTCGATGGGCAGCAACGCCCTTTTTAGTCATACCAGCACCAGACTTGGTAGAGCGGTAGTTGGCCCCTTTACCACGTGTAGTGCGCCGAATGGAAGCTTGTCTTTTTTTCTTGACAGGCATCACTTCCGTTTTTTGCGGCTTTTTTTCTTGCTTTTAGATGCTTTCATAGCTGCTGTTGTAGGCGCGCCTTTACTACCCGCTGCGCGCATCCGTTCTCCAGAACCGCTAGCAATGCGCTTTCTTTTTGCGTGAATGTTCGCCCACAAGCCTTTACGTACAGCCATGAAATAGATTGTTAGATATAGGGGAGAGCCTGTTTGACCCTCCCCCTATCTTAAATTGTTTAGCTACGCACGCACTCCAGGTGCAAGCAATTCGTAGCACGGCGGATGCTGATACCACACTCCTTAAGGAAGTGCACTGCAGATCCGTCTACGTCGGTCGCGCGCAAGGCGTTTCCTGCAAACCCAGGAGGAACAGAAGCACCAGCGACTGCCCAACGAACCAACTCACGGTTCTTCCGGGTAATCATGCTGACGTTGTTCTCTCCGTCGTATGTGCTCATGTCCAAGAAGATCATGCGGTAGCTCTCAAGTGGGAGACCCGTAACAGGGTGACGCTCACTAGCAAGAGCACGTGCACCGTGATCAAACAAGGGCAAGTGACGCACAGTGATGGTGTGACCATCGATGTGCTGGTACTGAGTGAAGAAACCACCCAAGGAAAGGTTCCGACCACTTCCACCAACGAACGATCCGGGATCGGTGTTCTTGATGTAAGTCTGGCTAGAAAGCTCATCCTTCATGGCGTTGTCAAACTCTTCCATTCCACCGAGGCCGGTGAAGAGAACAATGTTCATGTCGGAAGCATCAGACGCACCATACAGAGCATCACGAACCACACCCTTCAGCTTGGCTGCCGTCAACACAGAGTATGTGTCTACGTTCGGGATCTGCTCGATCACACCGCTGCCCAAAGGAATAACCTTGCCGTTCTCATCACGAAGGTGAATGAGTCCGTCAGAATCACGGTTGTAACGTGAGTACCACATAGCAAGCTCAGTCTCCTCCTTCCAACGCAACATGTGCTGGTACTCCTCAAAGTCGTACCACAAGTTGGTTGAACGGCCACCGACGTTGAATTCGAAGTTCACCACACGGTCGGGCATGTTACCCTCGTAGCGGTATGACTTACGAATCAAGCTGATCTGGTTGCGCATTTTGGATGGCGCGACCCAGTTGCTCTCGTTACCACGTGATCCGGAGAACGCGTTAGCAGCAAAGAGCTGAACAGCCAGCTTACCAGCCAAATTGCTGGAGCCTACAGTAATTGTGTTGTCACTGGTTACCAACTCACAGTTGTACTTCCAACCACCGGCAGTCTGCACGGGGTCCCCGGTCAAACGAACCTGGGTGTTGTTAGTATCACCGAACTCAATGATGTAGTTCTTAACAAACCAACGATCAGTGAAAGAGACAGTACCTCCATTGACAGAGATTGTACCATTCCCAACGCACGGAACGCTTTTGTTCAAGCGCCCCATAACAGGGTAGTCATACTCAACATCATTGATGTACTTCACGTTGCCCATACCCTCGGTAAGGAAGGAGAGTGGGAAACGCTTGTCTTCGCGCCCAGAAAGGTGCGTGATTACCGGAGAAAGAACATCCGGTTGGGTCATCAGAGCATTGGCCAACGAGTTCTCGTCGGTCATCCCATCAGAATTAAATACGTCTTCGTAAAGACGCAACTTTTTCAAATTGTCAGACATAGATTAGTCAGATTAAAGGTTATAGCAAGTCCCGAAGTGAAGGAAGGGGTGATGCCTTGGTTACAGTCGACTTGCTACGTGACTTCATCCTAGTCGAAGCGGATGGAGAACTTTGAAGCTTGGCTTTCAAGCTTTGAGTTGTTTTGGTTTTGGCTACGTTGCGGGAAAGCTTCGTTAAATCAAATCCTTGATAAATCAAATATTCTAGAGCTAGTGCTGTTTCGGTATCAAGTTGACTTCGGTCTACGTCGCGTTGAGTCGCTCCTTTTTGATCTACCGGTAATGTCATCCAGTCGTAAAACTGTTTGCGTTGTCTTTGAGGAATCTGCAGGCCTTTGAGCTCGCCAGAATCAACAGTCTTAGACACTTGTTGCCAGTATTGTTCGGCTTCGGCACGTTGTTGTGCCGCTTGCGCTTCTTGCTGCTGCAAAAGGGTTTGCTTTTGAGCAGTTTGATTGCGCTGGAGATGGCCTAGGTAGACTTCGGCATTGTCTTTTAGAATGCCTGCATCTTCATATGCGTCCATCATTTTAGAGATGTCTTCATCTCCAAAACCTTGAGACCGCATACCATCTTGTACAACGCGCCTTTGAGTAGCAACGTTGTCATCTACAGCCATAGCGCCGTAGTCCATCTCCGCTTGTTGTGCTTGGAAATACTTTAATGGATCTCCATTGTTACTGCGGTACTGAAAGTATTCTCGTACGTCAGGGTACTGATTGAAAATATTACCAAGTTGCTCTTCAGCAATCTTGCTTGCTACAGCAGCAGTATACTTTTCTAGACCATCGTAGTCATCAGAAAAGTCCCCTTCTACTTCATAACCCAACCGCTGAGTCAGGGTTTGAATTACCCCTGGCTCTTCCTCAGCTTCCGCTGGGGGTGCTGCGGCAATAGGTTCTACAGGTTCTTCCGGCGCATCTACCGGTTCTTCAACTTCTGCTACAGGCTCCTGAACTTGCGTATCGGGGGCCACCTCAGGTTGCTCCATAACAGAAGATTCTTCTAAATTTTCAGCAGGAACTTCCGCTGAAGATTCTGGAGGTGCTGGAGGTGCAGGCGCTGAATCGTTCAGCCAGTCTACTCCTTTAAGGCTATCTAAGCCCAACTCTTTACTTTCGGCCATCGTATTGAATGTAGGTTATATGGAATATTATTCCAAGAAAAACAGAACTCGTTATTTGTTATCCGTTTTTCCATCGTTATTGTGGTCCGTATCCTTACTAGAAGCTTGGATATGAGCCACTTCAAGTTTGGTCTGACGGTCCATTTCGTTTTGTTGAGCTTCATGAGATTGTTCTGCTTGAAGCTTTTGCAATTCCAATTGAAGCTTCCCATGCTCTTTCTTCTCCTCTGACTTCTGAGCAGCTTGACCCATCTCAGCTTGCTTTTGCTCTACTTTGTCAGCGAGCTGCTTGATCCTTGAGAAGTTGTCTGCATCAAGAATCTCTGCAATGGATTTAGGTCCAACGCCATTTTGAGCCATGGCTTGAAGCAGGCCTCGCATCTGCTCCATCTTCTGATTTTCTTGAGCAGAATTCTTAGCAAAAATTCCAAACTCACTCTCCTGGTAAGAGACGCCTTCAATGTCTAGCCAAGCGTTGCGGTAGTCATCTGTGATGTACTGCACCTTCTTGCCATCTCTAAATGCGTGCTTAGAGATGTCAAGCAGCCCTTGCATCTCTTTCTGTTCAAACTTCTCGAACTTCCTGAAGATCTCTTCGGTGATGGCAGTACTCTGAGCAATGGCACTTTTAGTAGAACCAGTACCGTCTGAAGCCATGACTTGGCCTTTGCGTTGCCTAGAGATTCCCAACAACTCTTCCCACTCTTCTTTGATAGCACGCAACAGCTCAATTTGCTGAGCCATATACTGACCTAAAGACATGTCCAATACTTGGTACTGGTTAAAGGATACACGCTCGTTGTTTTTACCCTCAGCTGTAGAGTCGATAAACGCAAAGCCCATAGCGTCTGCGTAATACATGAACTTCTCTTCGTCCCAACCATGACGCTTGGGAATGGTGTTCATCTCAATCAAAGCAATCTTGTCCTTGTTTTTAGCAATGGTCAGTTCCAACCGGTAGTGGAATACGTTGTACAGGATCTGATAGGGCATGCCTAAAGACACTACACTGACGTTTTCTGAATGCCTATTGGAGTAAGCTCTACCGTTGTAGGGAAGCTTGCACTTAGAGATATTGGAGATAGAAGTGCGCTGGCCTTCCATAGGGTTGATCCCGACATAGATGTCATTGTCAATTTGATACCCTTCCCAAACCTCGTTGATCCAATACCACTCAGTCTCTTCTCCGTTTTCGCGATCTGTTTTGTAGGAATCGCTTACCAAACTCATTTGCTTTACACCAAACTCATCGATGTAACTGAGCACACCCACCTTGCGAAAGCTCTTCCAGCAAACATGCATGACTTCTACAAAGCGGCCCTTGTCTCCAAAGTCGTTTTCCACACGTTGTAGAAACGGGATGGAAAAGGAAGTAGAGTTGTTTCGGCTGTGGTCTTCGAGCTGATCAATCTCTTGCTCTGACAGCAAGTCATAGAACTGATCAACCACTGCATTGACGCTCATCAACTGCCTGCGTACTACCCAATCACCATCTTCAATAAACTCCAGGTCAGGTGACATAGAGTAGTCGATATCCAAAGGGCTTACAACCTCATACTCGACGTCATCCATACACACCCCTTTGTAGCTGTATACATAACCACTACAAAGCCAGTCAAAGAAGCCGCGCATAAGCTTGTCTTCCATATCTAAGTTGTCCCGCAAGTAGTTCAAGACCTGCTGCCCTACAATGGCTCTACCATCTTGGTAGCTTGTATTCATATACTCCTCTACTTGAGCAGGAGTCTTGGCTTCTTGATTAGGCTGACCTGTATCAACACCTTGCTGGTTTAAGGTATTTACAAAGAGCTGCCGGAGGTTTTGAAGAACCATCTCCTTTTGCTCCTCAGCCATTTTGGTTACTGCATCATCATTAGACACGGTCACCATAAAGTTGCTGGGACGAGAAGTCTTTTCTCCAAGCAACAAGTCAATGACTGGTTTAATAATGTTGTAGTTGCGAAGCTTAGCCGGAAAATTCTTTTGCTTACCTGGCGTGTTATAAGGGTTGGTGACATAGTTGTAGTCACCTTCGTTCATGTGTCCGTTGTAAGCTTCATAGAACTTGAGTAAGTCGTGCTTACCCGTCATGTTGAAGTTGGATTCTTGGATGAATCCTTTTACGGAATTGATGCCCCAGGTTTTGGTCTTCTTCGCGCGAGAGACCTTTTGTTTAGGGATGTGATTTTTTGACATTAGACAAAGAGTTCACGGGAGAAAAAGCCCGTATCAATGGTTTCAGATTGTTGTTCTACCGGCTTATCGTAGAGGTCCATCATGAAGAACATCCCTATCAGCAAGGCTGAAGCCCGGTCAAAGTTTCCTTGGTCGTTCCACTTGATGAGCTCGTCAATGAGAGCTATGTCGTAGATGTTGTGCAGGTTGAGCTTCCACTCCCCGGTTGCGTTTTTTGATCGCTTTTCTTTAAGCCAGTCGCGCAGGTACAACACGGCTTGGCTCTTGCGTTGCTTAGAACCCATACTCAAGCCATAGTTTCTACCTAAACTTTTGGCTTTAAACCCATTGGACCTGTCAAAAAGCTCCACCTCTTCCATAAGACGATGCAGGCTTTTGGTTCGCTTGGCATACGGGATGACTTCACCTCGGTCGTTCTCAAACCCAATGCGCGCGTTGTAGTACTCTGATAGAAGAAACAAGGTGCTGTTGTAATCATCTTGAGTCTCTGGTCTCCCTACATAGCTGGCCACAATCATGTCATCAGGCTTACTAAAAGGATTAGGGCGCTTGAATACATAGGCCGATCCTAGACTGTTGCCTGTGGAGGTGTCATGAGCGTAGGGGTCATGGGCTATGAAATACAGGTTGTTGGGGATCTGACCATCAGAGTCTCGATAAGGACTTTGATACATGACCACACATCCGGTGATGTCGTCCCCTTTTTGATGCGGAAACTTGGTGATGGGCCTGACTTTGTCAGACGGACGGAACTTTAAACCTTCGCTTGTTTCTAGGATGTACCCAGGTGTACCAACACTGTCTAGTTTTTTAGACCGCACCAAATTGCCTCGGTGTTCTACTAAAGCAGCAGTTGGGAACACATTGCTGCTAGTTTGGAGGAAAGCTTCTCGAGGTTTCCAAGGATATTCAGTAATGTGTTTATCATAAACTCTTGCATCTTTTGACTCTGTTTTTATGCGTTCACGCTCATTCTCCTCGTGAAATTGAGCTTTGTCGGATAAGCTGTTTCCATCCTTATCCATAAATCCTACTTTGTTACGATAGGAAGGAAAGAACCACCCGCAGTGGGTGCCGTCTCCCCCGTCGTCCCAGATGTTGTTTACTGGAAGCAGGTTGTAAGGCGTAGGGTTGTAGAACATAGACTCGAAGTCAATCGTGCCTCCATCCATGTCACCACCTGTACCGAAGATGATCATCTGTCCCGTTGTGATTCCACCGTCTTCTACGGTAGGACGGGTAGCCATAAAGGTGTTTTTTAGGTTGGAGAAAGCGCCTGCTTCTTCGAAAATCACCAGGGTAGCGTCTTTACCACGAGCTGCGTCTGGGTTGTCTTTAAAGGTGATTGCCTCCACCTCACTTTTGTATCCTTTCTCTACACCTTGATTGTTGATGTATTCCAGGTAAGAAGCTTTCTTGTGGTTCTGCTTGTCAATCTGACTGCGCCTTTTAGACCATCCGGTATGTTCGTTTAAGAAATCCATGTTGGCTGCTGCCATGGTCATGATCCCTTTGGGGTACAGGTACTTCTTGTCAAATGCGCACAGCAACGTGTAGCTGTTTCGAACCGTGTTGTAGGTGTTGGTTGTAATGGCGGCGTTCTTGTAGGAGAATCCTTTACGACGCGCTTTAGACACAATCAGATGATGGCCACCATTCAACCATCGATCTTCAATAGATGTACTCAACCCCAACTTCTTTAAGCGAGCTGGAGTAATGCCTTTACGGGCAATGTCCATAAGCCAGAAGTACTCGTAGTCGCCATCCCAGAAGTGCGGGAAAGCAATGCTTTTGGTAGCGCTTGTGCCTTTGACTTGTTCAGTCAGCTTGATCTGGCAGTAGTTCAAGTAGAAATAGTGGTGTCCTGTAATAGAGGTTCCACCCACGGTATATCCATTGCGACACCGTTCTAACTCTTGAGTCCAATAGTTGTAGAACTCTTGGCTACCCGGAGGTGCATCTGTGTACCAGCCCTTTTTAAGGAAACAATTGGCTGGCTCACGAAACAACTGGGTATTAACAAGCATCAGTCCTCGAACATTCCTTTGGTTCCGCCTCCGCGAAGCTTCGATTCTCCTGACTGCTCTTTTTTAACTCGGTCTTCAAGCCCATTGATCACATCGGTCATCTTGGGCAACCGCTCTGCCAGCTCTAACAGCTTGGTCACATTCTTGACAGCGTCGCCAACGGTGTCTTTTTCATCGTCGTCACCTTCAGCTAGCAACAGCTCAATCTTCCGTGTTAAAGCACCGATGGCTTTTTCAGCACTGGTCAAAGCCTGCTTGGTTGTAATGAGGGTTTTAACCGCAGGGGTTGTCTGCAACTCCTCGTATTTGACAATGGCTGCCTTTAAACGTTTGGTCAACTTAAAGTCTGCAGGCAATGAAATGTCCTTGACTACACGCAAGTGCCGCTCAGATTCATCATATAGCTGATATGGACTCTTGTAGTCGTGCATATGGTAGATGTAGGCGAACCACATCAAAGCGTTTTTCTTATCTCGGTGCTTGTCTTCTGCAATCAATTCTCTGAACTCTCTAATGATTCTGAGTTCGAGGTCTACAACGACTTGAAAGCCTTCAGTTCGAAATAGACTCATTTTGTTTTCTACTGCGGTAGTTATTAATGGATATGTTGAGCTTTCTTAATCGATAAGGATTCACGAAAAACTTACCGAAATAGGGCAAGCGCACGCTATCAAACCACCCTTTCTCTAGGGTGTACTTAACGAAAGCAAACTGGCTTTCTATAACCTCTTGAATAGGACCGAGATCTCCTCCAATCTCTTGTTGAATCTCTTTCGCTATCTCATGCTTTAATCTATTCTTAGCCAATGCACATTATTGCTAATAACATTAACCTTAGTACATAATACCGGCTATATGTTATGTCCATGTTTGAATCCAATTAGGCACTATTTCCGTCATGCTTATGGGAGAGGGAAGCTCTGGAGGCAATGGCCATATTGGATCATCATCATCTGACCCTCCTTCATCAGAGTCTTCATCATCTTCATACCACATTAGAATACTAATCTCCTCGTCTCCTATTGCTATTTCGTGCTGAGGTAATGCAATAGATTCTTCTTGAAACCTTTTGAACTGGTAATTCAAATACTCAAAAGCCAAATCAAGTTCTTTGGGAAATTGAAAGGTTATTTCAATCATCAGCGCCTTTCAGCAAGAATTCAATTGACGTAATGTTTTCTTTAGGACTAACAATTGCGTTGTAGCGGTAAAAGCCAGAAGCGTCTTTATAGATGCACCCCTTGTCTTTTAATGCTTTCACGTAATTGTTCAAGACTGCTACATTCTTCATTAGCAGTTTTTCAGCTACAATTTTGCGAGCCCGTTGAGTCGCACAAATCCTACTGTCGTAATCTAAAAACGCTGCAAGTACTTTGAGCTCAGTTCCTGTAAGCTTCAACAGCCCATTCAGCAACCGGAGATAATCCTCTAAGTACCCCAGCGCATCATCCCTCAGGGTTACGCTGGCCTGTACTTTGCTCATAGTTTTTGACGTTTTCAATTTTGCGACTGAGTCTTTTGCTCAGCTGCTGACGAATGATTTTGAGCAAAAGGATAACAACCTGATTCTCTGAACTAAAACTCTTTTTGTTTAGCTCATAAAAGCGGTCGATCATCATTTCAATCACCTCTTCATTGGTCGTACCAGGAACATATTGCCCATCTACCTTGGTGGTAAACAAAACTTCTTGATACTGCTCGCTCTTAAAATTGAAAAGCCGGTATGCTACACCCGGGTTGGTAGACTGCATATTCCATAGATTATTTGGTTAACGTAACGTATGTAATGCACATATGCAACCCTATGCCAAATAAACGACGTTTAAAGGCGTCGAAAAATTTATGGATATTAAAATGAACTATTCCTTTAAGCTCAATACTTTCAGCTCATCTACGCCGGCCTGTTGGACAGGAGCATTTTTTAAGTAATTCAACGTACTGGCTGTACTGGCATGCCCCATAACCAACATTAACTGATGGATGTTCTTGTGTTCGTTGTAGAACAAACAAGCTGCAGTGTGCCGAACACTATACAATGTTTGGTAGGGTTCAAGCTTATATGTCTTGCGTAACCTGCCCCACTGAGTTTTAAAGTAGTCTGGGTTGAACTCCCTTCCCATAACAAAGCCTTCGGTTTCTACTCCCCACCACTTTAACTCATATATGGTCTCCTGGTCTAATGGGAGAGTACGAGGCTTGCGGTTCTTAGAATACTTAGGAGGGATGTTTACTGTTTCGTTGTCCCAATCAAAGTATTCCCACCTCAAAAGCCGAATCTCTTTGTGGGGCCGTAGGAAAAGTTTGTAAGTGAGGTAGCAGCATACATATAAGGTAGGCCTGTGCTCTTTTAAATAAGCAAAGAGATCCCTGAGCTGTTGTTTGGTGTAAACATGGTTGCGTGTGGGTTGCGGAGTTCTGACTTTGATCTTCTCTGCAGGATTGTAGTCAATCAACTCCATATCGATCATATGGGTGAAGAACGCACTGAAGCGACGCTTGGCCATGTGCATGGTTGTTCGGCCTGTATTGAAACGCTTTTTGATGAATCGAGTAAACTCGTCTTGAGAAGGAAACGTTTCAAAGTCTTCCATCATCCTATTTACGTGTCGATGGACTTGCTTCACATACCAAGGATCTAATCCTTTGATCGTCTTCAAAGTTTGATCCACTGCAAGCTCCCAGGCTGTGCGTTGAACAGACTTTTTAGGCTTTCCTGCAAACTGTTTAGGAGTCCAGCCGGTGGAAATACGAGTTTCTAGCGCGCGTTTGAGCCAGTAGAAGTACTTCTCCTTGCCGTCTTCGCTTAAATCTTGGGGGCGGGTGGTGTCACCTACGACTCTGCCACTCACAAAAACCACGGATTTCTTGGTTTCCATATCCGTAATCCGAATTTTCCAACGCTTTCCTTTAGAAGGTTCTGACACCGTAAGCATGGTACTTTTTGGGAACTTTAGGGTATGGAGTAAAATCGCTGTTTCTGTATGTGTCTCTTATTGAATCTCTTAGGTTATCTGTACTACAACCTTGGCAAGGTTGTGCTCTACCAACTGAGCTATTCTCGCAGGGTGTGTGTTACATCCTGTATTTCAACAACTTAGACACTTTACTTACGCTTCCTCTGCCGCTGGGTTAAATAAGTTCCAGGTTCGTTTCAAATGAATTCTAGGAACTTTTTGGAATAACCGTGGAACTTTTCCCAGTGACTCGGGATGCGAAGGTAACGCACACTTATTGAAATCTCGTCTACAAAACACCTCACTATAACAGAAGGTTCTTCTGTATCTTAGCTATATGCCTTCTAAAGCGCTTGCAACCAACGAGTCATACGCCATTGAACAGATCCTTGAAGAAGGGTGCAGACAAAATGGTGTACCTGCTGACTTAATCGAATCCATGGAAGTGGAGAACCGGTCAGACACTTCGTGTATCGTAAGAGCAAAAGTGGCGTGGGGAGATCTTACCATCTTCTATGAAGAAGGAGAAATGATCATGAGTAGCCTGGTTGACTACCGATCTAAGATGGCAGCAGAGTACTTGCACAAGAAGCAAGAAGTGGCACGCTGGAAAAACAACTACAACCAGCACCACGGAAAAGCCAAGCATACCTTAATGGTGAATGGCAAAGAAGTAGAGATCCCTACTCTTCGAAAGGGTCAAACTCCTTGGGGCTAACTCCCACAGGCAGATCCGTCTCACAACTCACTTCTAAAAGCTCGCCTTGTCCGTCCTGGACAATGCTGATCGTATAGAGGTCACAGTGGAATACACTGTAGACCTTAGTCCCTACGCCTAGATATTCGGAGTAACTCTCCATGTCTCTATTGTAAGAGGCATGTACTCTCCTGGCAAACAAAACCACTTAGGATTCTGTACTAAAGGGTGTGATTGAACCTAAACCATTCCTATGCAAAATAATATTTTAAACAATGGTTGCTATTGTCAAATATTACACGTAGCTTCTACGTGCGTTAGCATAGACTAATTCTTTTCTCTTAACCAAAATGAAGGCGTAGCCTTCGCGAGGAACGATAGTGACGCTGCTAAGTTTTGAAAGTTTAGACGAAGCCACATCTAACGTCTGTCTTCTGTCATAATGTACTCTCGCCGTATCCGCCAAGAGATCCTGAACAGGATTGAAGTACTTGAAAAGAAGTACCAAATACAAGAACAACAAGTAACCAACTTGCTACAACTCTTGAAAGAGTACAAAGAAGAATTAGATAGAAGACAAAGAGCTTACAGCCATCTTCTACTCGCTACACGTTCTGTAACAGTAGTGATCCTTTTTTCCTTTCTTCAAACAGCTGCATAACAGTTTCAAGAAGATCCTTGTCTTTAGAAAAGACATAAGCGATCTCAATACTGTCATTAAAACCAGCTAGGACAAACTTGCCGATGGCAGTGTTGTAACCGTACAACTTAATGGCTTCAATAACGAGACCTACAGTTTCAACACTGTAATGGCTCAACTCCTTAGGAAGGATAATTGACGAAGCAGGCATGTCCAAATATAACTCCGCATAAAACACGCAATTACGTAATACAGCTCTTTTATTCAACGTTTTGTAGGCGTATACGTAGGACTTTAAGTACCCCCTACCCCCTTGATTCTTACACACATATAAAGCCCCCTTCAAAATAATGGGGGAGTAGTTCAAAATAGTGAGTGTGAGGACCACTTAGAATCAAGCCCCCCGCAAGTGCGAGGAGCATCAGATACCCCCTGGGGTTAAAAGAGCACTTCGGTTGGGATGAGCTATGGAACATATAACAGAAATGGCCGAGTACGTCTCGGCCCAGCTCTTGAATCCTACCCTCACAGGTAAGGATGCTAATGTACTGGTCGCTTTCCCCACGCCTGATGAGGATGGAAACTATAGGTACAATTATTTGTTTGAGGTGCGTATGGACAATGTTCATGTCACCTCTATCAGTGAGCCGATGGCCCGTTTCAGGGGTCGTTCTCTTGAGAGTATGCTCATCTGCTATGAGGATGTGCTGATGATTGAGCGGGAACTTGGAGTAACCGTAACATGGAACTGTACGGATAAGCCTCGTGAGGTTATCATCTTCCCTGAACGGGAGGACCTGGACCGAGAGGAACAGGAATGGTTGGATCACATGAGTGATGAACTGGACTTCTGACCTAAACTGGAATCCACCTGCCCTTCGGGGTAGGTGAGATTCTACCTTTTTATTGGGTGCTGCCGGCTCCCATACGACTTGGGTGCTGAGGCTGAAGAGCAAAGACACCTATGAGGGTGTCTAAAAAGATGGCTTTTATGGAGATGAGCGTGTGTGAGCACTGTTGCTTGCGCCAACTCTTTTACCATGAGTGAAGATGTAACCGGGAAGAGCCTGCCCCTTGAACAAAAAATGGCCACAGCTAAGGAGCATGCAGATACTGTTTTGCGCGGAAGCTTTCACAGTTTGCAGTGTGTCACGAACATGACCACACGTCGCACAGAGATTTACGCACACCATCCTGCTTTGGGACGTGGTAAGCGTCTTCTCGAGTGCGACAACATGATGATGCTATTTGTCATCCCTAATCTGCGGAAGCGTGGAATCTTCTTTGCTCCGGCTGAAGTAGTCGAAGTTGAGCCAGAGGAAGCAGAGCCACAGCCGTGTGCCGAGCTTGGCATGGGCTTGACCTGAATGATTCTGCCCTTGACTGCCCTGACATGTAACCCATGTCAGTGGCAGCTTGGGTGGGATGGAGAGTGCGTAGCAAACACAGCAAAGACGTTGTAGGGTGTCTAAAAAGAAGGCTTTAATAGGTGCTAGCTATGATTAAACATATCACCAACCTGTACCGCGGTCTCCAAGAGTACGCACGCATGCATCGCGCCATGCATCGCGACTACCACTCCGGCGGTAAGCACTTTGAGGCTTACGCCGAGATGTGCGGTCACATCCAGGACAACCTGGAACACCACTACGGCCACGTCGGTCTGATGCTTTGCCGCATCGTTGACCGCGTGATCCCATTTCGCTAATTGTACAACACACATGGAAACAGGGGGCTTCGGCTCCCTGTGTTTCCTCCCTTTATAGGATGTCTAAAAAGATGGCTTTGCTCGGGGATAGCAGGGGCAACGTCGCTCCTGTTAACCTTTTACCATGAAGAGCAACAACGAAATAGACCATGTAACCCATGACGATGTCATACATCAGATTGGCATGTTGCAGTCAATGCTTCCCAGTAAAGCCTCTTGGAGTGTTTCTTGTACTAAGCTGGCAGGTACACAAATTGTAAAGCTTGAGATTGAGCGCGTCATTCAGAATGAGGACTATGATACCCTTAGTGATACTATGTGGTCTGCGACCATCTCCAATAAGGACTTGGATATTCTGAAGCTGCGTATCAAGAATAGTGAGACTTTACAGTACGTGAGGGTGAACTAAAATCGTATTAGAGTGATTGCCATGTTCGTAGCCGCGATCCCCTGCCACCTTCGGGTGGTGGGGGTAAGCAGCACACTCGTGCTAAGAGCCGAGCAGCAACCACGGGCGCCAGCCCAATGGAGGCAAAGACGACCTGTTGTAAAAAGAAGACGTGGCTTGATTCTCAAAGACGTAACTGGATGTCTAAAAAGAAGACTTTTCTGTGCAGGAGCGTGTGCTTTGGGCAAACCTATCCCAATGGCACACCCAACTACCATGAGCGACCAAATTGCTCCCCAAGTGGACCAGCAGCCTACTGCCAAGGTTCCAACACGCCATTGTCCTACCACTGTGATAGACTTTTGCGAGAAGGTCAACACAAAAGACCCCACAAAGAGCACGAGCTATGCTAGATTCTCCGTAACAGGAGAGAATGGTGTAGTGAGTGAGGAACTTGTGAGGATTTCTATGTTGGACCTGAACAACCCGGTTCACACAGCCCTCGGTAAAAAGAGGATTCTCAGCCAGTGCACTGCATTTGCGGCCGAGGATGGTTCTGATTACCGTTTGTGGTTTGATGAACGCGAGGTCAAAACAATAGATTTGCCGGATTGAGGTTCTTCCGGCTCTTGCCACGTTACGCAGGTCACCCCTAACCGGGTGGCCTGTTTAGCGTTGCTAAAAAGAACACAGCCAGCCTCGCGTAGCCCAGGCTCAGCCCTGCCCAGCCCATGCAAGGCCTAGCAAGCACTACTCTGCAAGCCCTGACAAGCACTACCAAACGCTGCCAAGCACTGCTGGTTTTAAAAGAAGACTTTGCTTGGGGGGTGCAGTCTTATACAGAAGCCTATACCGCTTAAGCTAACGAGTTATGCACATCCTAACTGATTGGTTGTGAGTGTGTTGCAGCAATATACACCCTGTTTCACCCCTTCTTAGCAAGCACCTCAAGCCAAACAATACTCTGTATTATGCAACTTAGCAACCCGCTCTTTGACATGCTGCATTACAATTCTACACCATACAATACCCATTCAGATACAACTCTCTAACCCTTAACATATGAATACAGTAATCATCCTACGCGGTTTACCTGGCTCAGGCAAATCCACATTCGCTCAAACCTTAGTTGCCATGTCCACACCGGGCTTCGTGCGTGTCGTCAGTGCTGACACCTTCATGACTGATGACTTTGGCAACTACTGCTTTGATGCTACCAAGCTTGCTGCTTGCCATACCCAAGCTCAAGCTGACTTCATCTGTGCTCTTCATGAAATGAAGCACATGAAGCATACAGACGGTATCATCATTGTAGACAACACCAATACCACTACTGAAGAGATGTGGCCTTACGTTGACTTCACTAATCGAGTCAATGAAGAGCTTCTACCTGATCAGCAGTTTCGTATTCATACCATCATCATGGAGAACAGACATGATGGTATCTCTGTCCATGATGTTCCTTCCTCTACTATAGACAAGATGCATGATAGGTTTTGTTTGTCTCTTGATAGGCAAGGTAATGTTACTCCCTTCTATGAGGATACTACTCTTTCTGTTGCTGAGGCCCTTGAGGAGGACAGGCTGCTTAACGAAGCTATGATGGAGCACCGCTTAGACAACGCAGTCGAAGCAGAACGTGACGAGGCGCTAAATAGACAGCTTCAAGCTGAACTTGATAAAGAGGATTCCCATCGGCAAGACACTGACCATGTTAGTGACTCCGATGAGTACCCCACGCTCTCAACCGACTGATTAGAGTCAGTCAACTGAGAGTAGTCTAGACAGGACTTAAACACGCATAAGAGGCTATGCCACCTCTTGGTTTGTCGGTGATGTTAGCCAAATTAACCATCACCTAATGGTACCTGAACGTACAAGTGGCCTCTGTTTGACTCTCTAAAGTCATTCAGAGGTTGCGTCGACAACTGCCTTACTACAAGGCAGGACTTACACGTGCTGGATATAGCCAAGACCAGCAGTATTCTAGATGCAAGACATGACAGGAGCTCCGATAAAGTAGGGGTTTGCCATTATAGGTACGGAGAGTTGATCACTCGAAGGCGTGTTGATAGTGTAAGTCTATAAAAACGGGGTTTGACTGTGCCTTGTTATCCAATTCAGTCCATATTCTAAAAGTCGCCTTCGGGTGCATTATCTATTAGGACATGTGAGGTGCAATCGCTTCTCATGTCTGAATCTATTCGATTGCTACGTCAGCCTGACGTATACCAGGTTAGGGAGAGTGTAGCTGTTTATGACGTCTACGGACACAGTACACTCTCCCGCACAAATGCTGAAGGAACATGAATAGGCAGTCTTCAATCGTTTTACGTTATGCTAGTTAGGAATAGATAGCTCTATTCAAACCTAAGGATTAGCAGCTCTGAGAAACAACGATGTACTCTACGCAGTACTGATAGAAGATATAGTGCGGTGTTTCGCCGTGCTGCCTTTACATACAGCATCAGGGGCAGTCCAACATCGGCCTCTTCAACCAAAGTAGAATAGACATTGTTGGGCGGGTTGACGACCGCGAGTCACACAACCGGATTTAGTGACCAAGCTAATGATAACAGCTTAGATAACTGACCGTCTCGGTGCATGGACGCATGTGCTTAAATCTATTTAATGGTGAAGACCTTAGAAATACTAGTAGCAAACCTGACGAGGCACGCTACGACAGATACAAATGAAGTAACTAAGTATGCTTTCCAATAACAACAGGGCTTACGTCACTGGGAGAGCAGTATGTGCACATGCAAGACACACAGTATACCACGAGGTTACTATAGGATAGCTCCCTATAGGTGTGTTGATAGCTTAGTTACTTCTTTCTCCACCCTCATGGTAAAGGTAGGCTTCGTCGTCATTGGTCGAAGTCGTTAGGTGGAAGGGGGCGCAAAGGCGTCCCCTTTTACACTCCTCATGAACAGCCCTTGTATAAGGGTGCAAAAACAATGTAGCTGCCTTTGAGTAGCACCCGATACGCTATGCGCGCCATATCGTAAAAAGAAGACTATGGTGTGGGGTAGCGTTCCTTCATTTCTCTACACCATGTCTCTACTCTCTACACGCATTCGGTCTGCTAAGCAGGCTTATTCAATCATCACAAACAATCTCCCCACCGGTTTAATAGTATGGGCTACCGACCCAACTGAAGCTAAGGACATCGTCGGACAGTACATGTTCAACGAGTTCCGTATTGAGCCTAATGCCACAGCACAAGGCATAAACATTCAAACACTAAAACTCTCTAATTCTTTACACCATGATTAACATGTTTTACTTGGGCATCATCTTGTCCATTTGCGTCATTCTAGCTGCAACAGCTTCATATTTCGCACACCGGCAACGCGTTAAAGCGGAGTCTGACGGCTACGTAGCTATTGATGACTACATCAATGAGCTCTCCGAGGTCAACAAGAAGCTTCGCAAAGACCTGAACACCATCCGTAAGGAAGGTCGGCTTCATATTGCTGTCAAGCGTGACTTAAAGAACTCTATCGATGGCTTGCTAGAAACAGGCCAAGACTTAGAGCATCATCTTGAACTCAGTCACAGAGCCATAGCAGCATTAGAAGCAGAGATAGAGTCTCTCAAGCACTCTCCTCCACCTCCGCCTCCACCAGACTTGACCGAAGATGACCTTGATCTGTGGGAACAGTCTGAAGCTCCTGCTACCAACGACCCACAACAGCGCAAGCTCTTTACGGTACAGGTTCTCGAGGATGCTTTGAATGTAGCGGAATCTGACATCAACCATGGAAACTCTAAGTCCTGATCACGACGATCAGCAAGATGCTCCTAAACCTAAGACTGCTCAGCGGCTCCGCACCAAGTGGATCCAGTACGTAGTCAAAGGTGTACAACAGTGCTTAAAGAACAACATCCACGTGTTGACTTTAAGCGACCCATTCAGCGTCGAATACTCAATCACTCAATGGCCTTGGGCGCTCAAGCATGCCATTGAAGCTTACCTAGAAACAGAACAATATGAGGACTGCGCACTTTGCCAGGACCTCATAAAGCAAACCCATATACGCATACTAACTCTTACAGAAGATGAACTTGAGAAAGCCAAAGCAATTGAACGCCGCTATCAACCGAGGTGACTTTTTACTATTCCTGTCACCATCCAATCAACTGCGTTACGAATTCCTCACTGGCACCCTCCCTGCGCGCTATCAGCAGCAGATTCACGAAGCATTTTATGTGTTTCGCGATGAAGAAATGATAGCAACTCTCTACACGGCTGTGTCAGCCTTTCAAATAGACACAACTCTCTAAACATTAAACAATACAGATATGCCTACAGCATCACAGAACGAATGGTTCGCAGCCATTACAGACCGCTCCGACACTAAAACGGACATCAAAGGCCACGAATATGCCACCATCACCATCACAGCTCAACAAGCAGTGACTCGGTTTAACCCCATTACCAGCACCGAAGAAGTGGTGGTATCCAAGAGCAAGACTTTTGTAGTCAACTCATGGAAGGACGGAGTAGACAGCCCATGGAACCACTTGTTCCCAATGGCAATTGGCGCTCCCGTTATGGGCCAGCCTATGCGTTGTGACGTACAGCCATACGACATCAAGGGCAAGTCGTACACTTCCGCTACGTTGTTTGTCCCAGACTTCGAAGGCAGCGCTACATGGGCTAAGTCTTTGGCTACCATGATGCGTTGGGATGGCTACAAGCCAGGCGGCGAAATGGTCCTTCCGGTTTCCATTGTGGAGACTACCGGAGAAGAAGCTACAGTCACTAAAGGCGCTACGCTTGACGTCTAAAGCTGATTGAAGGCTTAGTGAGCTAATCAAAAACCGAGTTTGTCATAGCAGTTACGGTTCTGCTAGCTCACGCCTTCTTCCTATTGTTATGCCAAACAATACCTACACCGAAGTACGGTTGCAAGGACCAACGCCTATCATAGACAAGATGGGCGAGCTTCTCAAAGCCATTGCAACCAACCACAGTAAACACCCAGGGTTTCTCAAAACCTTTGTAGGTGATCCAAACGAGAATTATGCTAAGGAGCTAAACTCTCGTAGAGTCCAAGCTTGGGGAACCAAGTGGGATGTCTATTACGTTCGTGACGTGCACACTCAAATGGTGCCGGAACATGCCGGATTTGCTGCTGACAGTATTTTGACATGCAAGTGGCACACTGCATGGAACCCTTGCATCCAAGCTTTAATTGAACTGAGCAAAGACCACAAGGTAGATTCTACCATTAGATACCTTGACGAATGCTACATGTATGCTGGCATAACCACCATCATCAACGGCCACATCAACAAGGAATATATCTGCACTCGTGAGGAAGACATGAATAAAGCCATTTATTCTATCTTCGGAGAAGACGCTTGGGTTAGCGAGTTTCAACTGGCAGTTGAGAACAACGCAGACTTGCGCAATTTCTTAGAAGGTGACTATGTCACTGATGACATGAAAGCACGCTGTGAAGACATCATGTCTATTACAGAAACTGCTGTAAACAAGCAGTACAGATAGCATTTTTCATAGCGAAAAACTCGAAAGGGGGGAGGACGAAGGTGGTTCTCTCCCTCAGTAGGGTTTTACAGGTTTTTATTGCGCATAGCAAAGACGATTAACCCCCGTCACTTACTATTACAGCTAAATCTTTTGTATGTTCAGCGGAACTCTCTCCCGTTTATGGCATCTACCTCGTGAGACTAAACTCTCCTGGGCTCTGGTTGCTCTTTACGCCTTCCTTCTCTACTCTCTATCTCTATGTATCGCGGCATAACCCTTTTTTTACTCGCCCTGTTGCTTACACCAACGGCATGCACTGGACCTACAATCCAGATGGATCTATACACCTGGGGCTACAAAGACGGTGTTGCCCACTATTTAGACTGGACTCAATGTGACGCCAAGTGCTGTGACAAAGTTCAGTCTATCGTTTCTGCAACCATCGATGGCATGATCATCGAAGAAGCAAGTTCAAACTGGGACAGCTTAATGTTCCAAGGTGACTGCTGGACAAATGAATGTCCAGATTTTGAAACCATTCATCTCTATTAATTCTATGGCTACAAGACCACTCTCTACAATACACACCATTGTTATCCATTGCTCAGCCACTCCTGAAAACCGTGAAGTCACCATCGAAGACATCGACAGGTGGCACAAAGCACGTGATTTTGATATGGTGGGATACCACTATTTCATAGATCTAGACGGTAACGTTCATATCGGACGGCACATTGACAAAGTCGGAGCCCATGCGCAAGGACACAACGGCCAAAGCATAGGCATTTGTTATGCTGGAGGATGCGATGCAGCAATGAACCCTAAAGACACTTTAAATGAAAAGCAACACACTGCAATGAGTGCGTTGATCCTGTCTTTAGGAACCATTCTACAGCAACCCCTAAAGGTTATTGGACACAATCAAATCTCAAACAAAGCATGTCCTTCATTCGATGTACAGCAGAAGTTTTTAGGGGAAGCATTGCTCTTGGAGCGATCTGTTTGCTAAGCGGATGCTATTTAAACCGTGAACTATGTCCAGCATATGTTCATGACCCTGTCCCCGCTGGGACATACAACTACAACGGCCCTTATGAGTGCTCTACTTGGTATGAGTCTCGCTATGGTTGGATGTGGAGTACAGACCTCAAAGACGACGCATTGCAGCTTTGGGCAAACATCAGCGGTAGGCCTATGTACTTCGAACTCGAAGGACGCTTTAGGTATACTGTCAAAGCCAAAGACGGTTTCAAATACAACTTTTGGCGGTACAAAGAGCGTGACTTTTGGACAGAATCTGCCCCACACTGGCAGTATTACATCTCTGTGCAACGGCCACGATCTGAATGGAACTCGGTTCCTCTATGATTTACTTGGTAACTGCCCAAAACAGACTTGACTACCAAGGTCAAATCACACACATCACTGCAAGCCAAGCCCTAGATGTCTTGAGTCAAAGTCCTTTTCTACAACTGGACTGCGAGACTACTGGGTTAGACTTTATTGAAGACTCTTTGCTGCTTGTGCAAGTGGGCAACGCCACCGACCAGGTCATCTTTGATGTACGTCAAACGATGTACCCAGAGATTGGAGTGTTGCTCACTGACAAGCGCATGAAGCTCTTGCACAACGCAGTGTTTGACTACAAGTTTTTGAAGAAAGCAGGGGTGGTGCTCAACAACGTGTGGGACACCATGCTCATTGAAAAGCTTTTGCACAATGGTGAAGTTGTACCGAAAGGATTTTACAAGCTCAGTGGCGTAATCCAACGCTACACAGGCAATGAAATCTCCAAAGCACAGCAAACCAGCTTCATCAACTTCAACAGTACTGAATTCACGTATGATCAATTGCTGTACGCAGCAGCTGACGTTCAATACCTAGAACAAGTACGACTTGGACAGATTGCACACCTAAAGCAAAGTGATTTGCTGCATTGTGCAAAGCTGGAAAACGGAGCTTGCCTGGCATTCGGTGACATCGAGTACAACGGCATGCTAGTAGATACTGAAGGTTGGGCAGCTTTGGCACGTACACAAGAGCTTAAGGCACTTATGTTCAGTGCATGCATGGACGGCATCATCTTACGAGATCCAACTTTTGCTGGGTTTGCACCACACGCATATCAAACTACCCTATTTGGAACTGCTGAAGAAGACTTAAATGCTTCAGTAGACATCAATTGGTCTAGCCCTGCGCAAGTGCTGCCGATCCTGCAGACTGTTATTCCAAAGCTTGAGAACTGCGACACCAAGTTCTTGGCTACGGCACACCGGTCAGATCATGACTTAATCGATATGTACATCAGCTATCGAGAAAGTGCCAAGCTCTCTTCTGCATTTGGCGAGGAGTGGCTTAACAAATACGTCAAGTCAGATGGCAAAGTCCACACACGCTTTCAACAAATTCTTAGAACGGGACGGGTCAGCAGTGCCAGTCCCAACATGCAACAAATACCTAGCAACAATGAATATCGCAACTGTTTTATCTGCCCTGAAGGGTGGTCGTACATCTCGTCGGACTTCTCGTCTCAAGAACTCTGCATTATCGCGTATGGTTCGCAAGATCCTGTTTGGCTCGCCGCGCTTGAAAGAGGAGAAGACCTTCACTCAGTCTGTGCGGATCTCGTCTACGGTGATGAGTGGAGAGCAGCTGCGGGACCCGGGTGCGAGTACGTTGAGAGCAAACAAAAGTGCAGCTGTCCCAAACACAAAACCTTAAGGACAGCCGTCAAGAGCATCAACTTCGGTCTGGCCTACGGCATGGGACCCAATAAGCTCTCGGCACAGCTACAGATAGACGTCAAAGAAGCAGAAGAACTAATCCAGCAGTACTTCAAAGTCTTTCCTTCCATCAAAGCATACCTCGACGGCAATGCAACTGACGGAAAGAAGAAGGGCTACATCCGTACCATGGATCCGTACAAGCGCATTCGCTACTTCCCGGAATGGAAAGGGCGCGCTACAGCCAAAGTAGAACTAGGAAAGATTGACCGCATGTCTCGCAACACTCCCATTCAAGGAACTGCAGGAGACATGACCAAAGAAGCAATGATCAGATGCAGACAAGAATTTCAAGGCGACCCTGACATACAAATGGTGATGGTGGTTCATGATCAAATTGACTTTATCGTCAAGACTGATCGCATATCCCACTACTCCAAGCGTATCACTGTCCATATGGAGGCAGCAGGCAAGTCCATCATCACCAACGGCTTACTCAAAGCCGATACAACTACAGCAAACGCCTGGGAAAAATAATGGGATACAACGTACACTGGAGTGGAGGTTTAGTAATCTCTCCTACCCCACTTCCAAAGGAGATAAAACGAATAGAGGAGTTCATACATAAAGAACATGCTTCTACGGTTACGCCAAGTATGTATTGCCCTTGGACAATCGTACAACGCCAAAACCAATACTTCACAACAGACATCTCAGAGTATCAACTTGAGATTCATGGAGAGAAAGCACACAGCGTAGGTAAATGGCTGAAGATTCTAATTTCTAGAAGGCTCAAGCCATACAACCTGAAGGTCACCGGAACCATGACATGGGATGGAGAAGACCCTTTAGACTTTGGTAAGCTGAAAGTCATAGAGAATAAAATCACTGTGATTAAACCCACCATCACCTGGGATGAAGAAACTCTCTAATGCCTTTAGATCTAGATAACGACAAATACTTGGCTCCTCCTGAAGTGGATGAGTATGAGTATCAAGTACAGGTTTCAGTTACGGTTACCTACGTACACACTACATCTGTGTCTGCTACTTCTGAAAACGATGCAGAAGCCATCGTAAAAGAATGTCAAAAGCAAATCATCAGTAACGCTGTTGACGCCAATGAGCACACCGATGTAGTTTTTGAAATAGACTATATATCAGACCCTAAAGACTACTGATATCTCAAAACATTATTTGGAATATGGAGGGTATGCGTTACATTAAAGAGCGCATACCTTCCTAATTCTTCTGTAATGAAGCATCTATTTACAAGTATTGCGCTTTTATTAATAGTAGGCGCAAGCGCACAGCCTGACATTAATTCATCATGTAATAATTTGTCTTCTTGGTCAGGCTTAGGTCTGCCTGGAGACAATGCTTACATCTTGATAAATGGGCAGCTGTGTTCAGATTTCGAGACAGACTCTGCTTCGTTTGCTTATTGGGGCGAAGAGCAGCCATACTCTTTGGACATCACCATTCCTTCTGGTCATGACCTAACCAAGTTTACCTACGGGTTGAAAGGTCACGGAGGCATTGGCAACCACCCTAGTAACCCTGCGTTGAACGCTGTTGTGTTTGAGACACATATGCAAATCAACCCTGACAAGCTCCAAAACCCGGAACAGCCTGAGTTTAAGTTTAGGTTGGGTCAGTTTGAGTTTGATTACATGCTCGCTGACGAAGGCACTACAATTACCATTGCGGATGGCGCTACGGTCACCGTCAACTACGGTCTTGTACTCAACTCTTACTCCACGATCAACGTTGAACCTGGAGGCACTTTGATTCTGAGTGCCAGCGCTGATCATACCTGCGTCATCGACGATAAAGGTGGAGAGATTACCGGAACAGTAACTCGAGAAATTTACCGAGCAGCTGACTACAGTGCAGCTTGGAATGGCGCTGTATCAAGTCAAGCCCGAAGCTTGGCCTTTCCGTTTACTACTGGACTGGTCAACGTAAACATGCACCAAGCCACCAAGATGATCCAAGACACCATTGGCATCAGCTACTTTGATGGCAGCACTGAACGACCTACCATACAAATGTCTACGTGGGGACACGCAGAAGATTTGGTAGAAGACTTTGGGTACTTGGCACACAACGCCTACATGAAGCCAACCAACTTTCAGGCCTATCAAGCCCTGTTTGACGACATTGAAGACACTCACATTAACCCTGATTACGATTCTTATCAGTATTGGGGAGGTCCTGTTGCGCTAGATGGAGGTGGCATCTTCACCCTTGAATCATCACAGATTTCAATTGAAAAGCGAATTCCAACCATTGGATTGTATGGTTTTGACAAGCAAATGGGTGTTGCAACTATGCCTTTGTATAGCAACAACGACAACACACTAAGCGACCTGTTCGCAGACCAAAGGCTCTTAAAGCTGGCTACCGGAGCCACAGGAGGTACCGATGAGTATCAAAACCTTATCGCTACCAGTGAAATCCACATGCCGTGGATGACCCACATCACTGACATTCCTACTGCGGTCATTGCAGAAGACACTGCTTTCACATTCAGTTTTGAAGGAAACTACGATGGTACATACATGCAAACATTGGTCAACACTGACCGCATGACTGACGATGTCAAAGACCACGAAGGCACCTACTACCGAGACACGATGTATCACACGTATGTAGAAGCTAGCGGATACTTTGACATCAACAATTACGTCAACCCTCCAGCGATCCTAGGGGTAAGCCAACTTGAAGTACAAAACATCAATGCCAATGCAAACGAGGAATCGTATGCCTACCACTTCATTGACGTTACTGGACTGAACCTCATTCAGAACAAGACGCAAAACTTTTTGAACCTGCATGATCTAGCGCTGCAAGTGCATACACAAGCTCCTTACAGCCAGCTTGCATTTTATGACGTAAGTGGCTTGCCTTCTGTGATGAGTAAGCGAGAGATTGAAGCGTACGACGCCATTCAATACGATCAAAACATCCCTGCAACACAGGTCTTCCACGAAGAGCGGAACCTTACCCTTCCTATCGTAAGCAACTACATCACTCTACCCTATGGCGATGGGGAGGTGTTTTTTGACATGCTCAACCTGAACCCAGGTACATTTCCCCAGGTCAACACCTACGCTAGCCATGGTTCGCTTATGAACCCCAATGGAATTCTAGGATTCAACTATGTAGACCCATACAATCCTGCACGCTACAACTTGAGCTCGGTAGACCTAAACCTCCGTGCTGCTTCTAAGCCAGTTGCCTACAAAAACATGGGCGCTGAAGTCTTAGATCCTCCAGCTGAATACTCAGGTATAGCATACAACGCTACCGATGTGATTGAAAACTTTTACGACTATGGCAAACAGCCCATGGTTCTAATGGACGCTACTGCTGATGGCGTAGTAGAGTCTAAACAAACACCCGTTATCGACGGACAAGAACTTTCATACTCTGGTCTAGACAGCTTGAACGTAGTTACCCTGTTGGAACTTCATGGCGAAAACGCTGCTGGAGAGACTTACAGACTGGCTACCATTCCTCTGGCTTACCATTCTTACTTCAACGGCACTACTGCCAATCAATTCAAGAGCTCTGTAGGTGTTAACCCTGCTTTTTACATCTTGAACAACAACCCTACCAAAGTTGCAGAGACTATGGTGGGAGCCTTCTCTAGAGGTTTCAACGAAAACGTTGACTCTCTGCGCATTGTAGTTGCTCCAGAGTATTTACCTGGAGAATGGACACGTCTATTCGTAAAAGCTCCTGTAGCGCAAAGCCCAGAAACAACTTGGAATGACCCTTGGCATTGGACCATCTCTCCTACTGAATACGGAGCGCCTATTACAAGGCTAGACAACGAGGATTTTGTAGAGCTAGAGGTTTACAACAGCGGCTTAACTAACCCTCACACCAATGCTACAGGCTCGGCCTATGACGTTGCGCTTACTTCTATTGACGCAGGTGGAACTTCTACTACATACGCGTTTGAAGCAGGCGGTTACCAAGAAGAGATTGCCGTTCTCACGGTGTATTCTGGCTTTTTAGCCGCTGAC